ACGGCGACGGCTCCGGCTACGGCTACGGCTCCGGCTACGGCTACGGCTCCGGCTCCGGCTACGGCTACGGCTCCGGCGACGGCTACGGCGACGGCTACGGCTATGGCGAAAAAATCGAAAAGGCGTACTGGTCGAAAGCGATCGCGTACTTTGCCGCGAAGTGGACGCCGGAGCAAAAAACCGAATTGCGAGCCGCGAAACTCGTCGGCGCGCGCATCGCATTCTGGCGTTCCGATGCGCGAGGTTTCCCCGCAAACGGCGGCAAGCAACTCATGCCAGTAGCGCCAGGAACCGTCGAGGAAATAGCCGGACCGCTTAAGCTCTGTACGAGGAATGCACTGCACGCAACCGACCTGCCGCGCAAGTGGAAAGGCGAACGGCTATGGGTCGTCGCGCTTTACGGCGAAGTAGCTGATGGCGGCGACAAGATAGGCGCGCTCAAGCGCGAGATTTTGGGAGAATGCATTTGAGCCAACTAGCCAAACAGTTTGGTGTTTGGCCGACTCTCATCCGGCGCATCGTGTTAGGCCAAGCTTGGAAACACATCGGCGAGTGTGTATGACGCCCCCTGGCGCCTTGGCCGCGAAGCCATGACCGATAAGCCCGCGCAGGTGAGTATCGAGGCGCAGATAGAGGCGTGCAAGGATGCTGCGCTTGGTGAGGTAGCTGTAACCGAACGCGAGAAGGCCACTCTCCGTGCCGCCGCCGCGACCCTGCGCCAAGCAAAGACGCTCGCTGAGACACAGTGCAAGTCATGCGATTATGACGAGGCCGAGGGCTATCTGTTCAACCATTGCGATACGTGCTGCCGCGCAATCGCTACAACCCTATGGGCGCTGACTCATGACTGACACCCCGCCGCCGAGCACCGCCGCTCACAATGCAGCATTGGTAGAGGCCGCCGATATTGTCGCCAAGCGCGCGAAGTCCCTGCGCGACGTGACCATCTTCGACGAGGGCCGATGCGTGATTACGATTGCACAGGTCGAGAAATACATGGATGGAGTCGTCGGCGCAATCCTTGCGAGGCGCATATGACCGGCCAGCCGAGCACCGCCGCGAGCGAGTTACACGCCGGTCCGTGTGTAGTCTGCGGATTGCGCAATTACCCGCTGAGCTTCGGCGGTCCGACGATCTGCCCTGCCTGCGATTGCGGCAACAGCGGTCCGCAACTGGTGCGCTCGCAGAAGCATCGCATCGCTGAACTTGAATCTGCGCTCTCGCGCCTGTCCGCTGGCGAGGGTGGGGCGCTGGTCAAGGAGATACACGCCCTGCTCGCCGAGACTCGCAAGCAGCGCGCCTTTACCAGCGAGAGCGAGTTCCGGTGGGAGTCGATTGTCCAGCGCGCCCGCGACGAGCTGGTGCGGAGGACGGAGAAGTTCAGCGAGCACACGAAGGCGGTCGAGTCATTCCTGTCGGACCTGTATTGCACGATGGTCGACCCGTGCGCCGAGGGAAAAATGTCCGTCGCCGATATGAAGGCCGCGTTGCTGAAAGCGGCTGAACAGGTGCGCGAGGATCAGGCCAAGCTCGCCGAGGCGGAGCGGGATGCACGGATGAACGACGAAATGTTGAAAGCAGCGGTGGACAGATTTCTCTCATGGAAGCTGCCTGCTACGTTTCATCCCGACTGCGGTATTAGCTTCGACGGTCGCGGCAAGGACGCGCGTGGATTCGACAAAGGTTGGCCGGTCGGGACAAATCTATTTACGGCGGATGAAGCGCGGGCGATGCTTGCCCACTGCCTTGAGTACCTCGCCGCCGACCCGAGCAGGGAGGGGTGAGCATGGCATACCGATTCTATCCGCCAGACGAAGGGTTCAGCGCCGACGAGATTAAGCGCGGGCTGCATTGGGTATACGCCGACGTTGAGTGTCCGCACTGCGGCAAGGTGCAGCCGGTTGCAGCAACAACCTATGTCGGCGGTCCTTGCGTGCAATGCGGACTGCACACTGGCGATAACGTCAGTGCCGCCCCTCCCACGAAAGGCGAGCGATGATCCATTACGCCGAATGCTACAACTGTTATGCCGAGGTTAGCATCGACGGATCACGCGATCCCGATGCTCGCCGCGATGCGCTCAAACAGGCCATGAAAGCCTGCACGTTCGAGCTTAATGGTGAGACGGTCTATCACATGACCGGGCGTGAGTGCTACGACGCAATCCGCGCCCTGCTGGAGCCGAGCGATGAGCGCTGACACCGAGCGCGGGTATTGGATATGAGCGGGCCATCGTATGGGCAGTTTCTGCGCTCCAAGGTTATCAGCGATCCGGCAACGGGTCTGCGCGATGTGCCGGACCTGTCGCCGATGCTGTTTGACTTTCAGCGCGACATCGTGCGCTGGGCACTCCGCCGTGGCCGTGCTGCGATCTTCGCTGATTGCGGACTCGGTAAGACGCCAATGCAGCTTGAATGGGCGCGGCACATACCGGGCCGCGTGCTGATCTTGGCACCGCTCGCGGTATCGGCGCAGACCGTGCGCGAAGCGCAGAAGTTCGGGATTGAGGGCGTTGTCTATGCTCGCCAGCCGACACTCACGAATGAGAAGATCATCGTCACGAATTACGAGATGCTTTCGCATTTCGACCCGGCCGACTTTACCGGGATCGTGCTCGATGAATCTTCCATCCTCAAGTCCTACGATGGCGCGACTCGCAATGCGATCATTTCCGCCTTCGAGCGGACGCCATTTCGGCTCGCTTGCACTGCGACGCCAGCCCCGAACGATTACATGGAGCTCGGCAATCACGCCGAGTTTCTAGGCACGCTGACACGCACGGAAATGCTCTCAACCTACTTCGTCCATGATGGCGGAGAGACGCAGAAATGGCGCCTGAAGGGCCATGCCGAGCGCGACTTCTGGCGCTGGCTCTGTTCGTGGGCAATCACGATCCGCAAGCCATCTGACCTTGGCTACGATGACGGCGATTTCGTTCTGCCTCCGATTGAGTTCATCGAGCATACGGTCGGCGCAACCCATGCCCAAGAAGGCTATCTGTTCGCGCTGCCGGCAGCGGGCCTTCAGGAGCGCATTGCAGCGCGCCGCGATACGTTAGTCGAGCGCGTGACCGAGGCCGCAGCGATCGTGGCAGAAGATGATGGGACTTGGGTCGTCTGGTGCAATCTCAATGCAGAATCAGAAGCGCTCGCCAGTCAGATTATCGACTCCGTAGAGGTACGCGGGTCGGATTCTGCCGATGAGAAAGAGCAAGCGCTTGTCGACTTCTCGACCGGCAAGACGCGGATCATGGTCACGAAGCCGAGCATCGCCGGCTTCGGGTTGAACTGGCAGCACTGCGCGAATGTCGCCTTCGTTGGACTCTCGGACTCGTGGGAATCCTACTATCAGGCCGTGCGTCGTTGCTGGCGCTTCGGGCAGAAAAAACCAGTCAAGGTGCATATCATCACGGCCGACATTGAAGGCGCCGTGCTCGCCAATATCAAGCGCAAGGAAGCCGACGCGGAGAGGATGGCAAGTGAAATGCTGGAACATATGCGGGATCTGAACGCGGAGGCCTTGCACGGCGCAACCGTGCGCCAACGCGACGATTACAAGCCAGAGGTATCGCAGGGCGAGGATTGGACGCTCTATCTCGCCGATTGCGTGGACGTGACGCGGGAACTGCCGGACAACTCGCTGCATTATTCGATCTTCTCGCCGCCGTTCTCATCGCTCTATACCTACTCGGCGAGCGAGCGCGATCTTGGCAACTGCCGCGACTTGGATACTTTTATCGCTCACTTCGGGTTTCTGGTGAAGGAACTGCATCGGGCGATGATGCCCGGTCGTCTCGTGAGCTTCCACTGCATGAATCTGCCGACGAGTAAGGTCAAGCATGGCGTCATCGGGTTGCAAGACTTCCGCGGCGATCTGATCCGACTCTTTGAGCAGCATGGTTTCATCTATCATAGCGAAGTCGTGATCTGGAAAGACCCCGTCACGGCGATGCAGCGCACCAAGGCACTCGGACTGCTGCACAAGCAGCTCAAGAAGGACTCCTGCATGAGCCGTCAGGGCGTACCGGACTATCTCGTGACCATGCGCAAGGCTGGCGACAATCCAGAGCGCGTGACGCATACCGCCGATGACTTTCCGGTTGAACTCTGGCAAAACTACGCGAGCCCGGTCTGGATGGATATCAACCCGAACGAGACGCTGCAATTCAGGAGCGCACGCGAGCACGCCGACGAGCGCCACATCTGCCCGCTACAACTCGAGGTGATTCGCCGCGCGCTCAAGCTTTGGACCAATCCCGGCGATCTAGTGTATAGCCCGTTCGCTGGCATCGGCTCCGAAGGCTTCTGCGCGCTCCAAGCCGGTCGGCGATTTGTCGGCGCGGAACTCAAGCGCAGCTATTGGGAGCAGGCTAGCCGCAATCTACCGAGGGCGCGCGAGGAACAAGGGCTGCTACTGGCGGACAGCGCATGACCGCCCGCCCCGCCGAGCACCGCCGCGAGCGAGATTAACGCCGAGCGCATGGCGCGGCTATTCCACGGTCACTATGAGCGGCTTGCGCCTTCGTTCAGCTACGTGACGCGCAAGGATTCGCGTGTCTCGTTCGATGATCTACCGCCGAACAATCGCGCGCTCATGCTGGCCGTGTGCAAGGAAATCGTCGAGTGGATCGAGGATTGCGAGCGTGCTGTGCCGCTCTCGCGCCTGTCCGCCGGCGAGGGTGACGTGACGGAACTCTTGCGCGACGCGGACGAATGCCCCGAATGGTCAAGCCTCGACGCCGTCAAGAACGTGGTGCGGAAACTGGCTATTGAGTTACGGCGCGCCCGCGACGAGCTTGTGCGGCAGGCGGATCACATTGTGAGCATGACCGAGGACCGCGATGCGTTCCAGCAGATGTACATGGACACGAAGGCCAAGCTCGCCGAGGCGGAGCGGGATGCGCGGAGGATAGACTGGCTAGAGTCGCACAAGAGCGCGCACATGGGTCCGCTGAATACTCACGTTACGCGCAAAGCCGCGTCAGTTGAAATGACGTGGTTGCCGGAACACAGCGTTATCCAGCGGGTAAATGCTGAGACTGTGCGTGCGGCTATCGACGCCGCCCTCGCCGCCGACCCGAGCAGGAGCAACGATGCCGCTCGCGATTGACCTGTTCTGCGGCCTTGGCGGCTGGACCGAGGGCTTGCTTGCGGAGGGCTGGGACGTGATCGGGTTCGACATTGAGCAGCACGCATACGGCGAGCATCGCTATCCAGCGCAACTCGTCCTGCAAGACGTGCTGACGCTGCACGGCTCGCAGTTCCGCTCGGCTGATCTGATCGTCGCCTCGCCGCCGTGCCAGAAGTATTCGTACATGGCGATGCCGTGGTCGAAGTCGAAAGCGCTGATCGCTTGGTATCTGGAGTCGCCCGAGCGCATCGCCGAACTGAACGCGCTGTTTGACGCTTGCTTTCGCATCCAGCGCGAGGCGTGCGAGGCCAGCGGTCGGCATATCCCGCTGGTGGTCGAGAACGTGCGCGGGGCGGTTCCGTGGGTCGGCAGGAGTCGCTGGAACTTCGGCAGCTTCCACCTATGGGGCGACGTGCCCGCGCTAATGCCGATGACGAAGCGCACGGCCATCTTGAAGCCACAGGAGTATCAGCGGCGGCATGGGACGGGTTCATGGTTCGCAATCGACATGAAGTCGGCGCGAGCAGGAATCACTGATCCGGCTGCGATCAAGCAACCCGGAACGCGCTTCGACGGCAGCGGCAAGTCGTGGCAGACCGCAGCGGTTGAGGCGACCGGCACGAAGCAGGGCGGCGATTCGTTCAACGATTCGCAGCCGTCAATCTCGCGACTCTATGGCAGCAAGAGCAGCAAGCGCAAGGCCGCGTCGGCGCTGATCGCCAAAATACCGCTGGTGCTGGCGCGGCACATCGGCCACTACTGGCATCCCGACAGGATCGCGTCATGAGTGCCGCCACTCCCGCGAAAGGCGAGCGATGAGCCATCCGATGCAGCACGTACAGAATTTATGCGACATGGCGGCTGCCGATTCTAGGCGCGTCGCGATCAAACAGGCGATCAAGTGCTGCGAGGATTACGCCGTGGCGATGCAGATCAACCAAGAATTCTTGGCGCACGGAGCGGCCCATGCGTGTGCCAAGCGCATCCGCGCCCTGCTGGAGCCGAGCGATGAGCGCTGACACCGAGCGCAGGTGCGCCTCCGCTGACGAGATCGCGTATGCGCTGACGCGACCGCAGGGTCCGTTCCCCTATCGCCGGTATGTGTGCGTGCCCAACGTCAGTTGGGGCTTGGACTTAGCGGGCGAGGCCGATGTCGTCGCTCTCTCCGGCTCCGGGTATCTGACCGAGATCGAGATCAAGATCAGCGTCGCCGATTTCCGCCGCGACGCCGGCAAGCGCAAGCACAGGCTTCCGAACGGGAGCGCGCACGGACTCGTCAGCGCCTTCTACTACGCAATGCCGGATACGATCTGGCCCAAAATTGAAGCCGAGTTTCCGCCGCACGCGGGATTGATCCTTGTCGATGACGAATATCGGGCGCGGGTCGTTATCAAAGCGCCGGCGCGAGCGTGTCGCAAGCTCAGAGACGACGAGCGCGAACAGCTCGGGCGCTTGGGGACGATGCGATACTGGACGCGGCTCAATCACGGCCAGTGGACCGCCCGCCCCGCCGAGCAGCGCGAGAGGGAGTAAAAAACCCCGACCGGAGCCGGGGCCGAAGTGGAAGGAATAACAGACGGCTACGGAGTGACGCCGGGCCCGGTAACCTCAATCGCTCCGGCTACTGCCAGGCCGGCGGCGACGCCGAGCGAACCTTGCAGCAGGTAGTTGCCGGGCGTCCCGAGCTTGGTCTGATCTCCGAAAGCCGCGGTAATATTGACCGCGCCTTGCTTGCCGGTCAGCGTCAGGGTCGCGCCTTGCGGGTTCGCGGGATCGGGCGCGACCAGCGTCGCAACGGTCGTGTCGTCGATCGCCCATACTGGGATATCGGCGTCCGTGGTCGTGTTGCCCTTGTCATCGACGAACTTGTCAACGGCCAGTTGGAACGGGCCGCCGTCTACGGTTGTATTGCTCATGAAATCTCCTTCGAATGTAATCGAGAACCCCGGGTATTTCAGGGTAACGACGGGCCGTGCCGGCTCCGGTTTGCAGCGGCAGAATACCCAACAAAAGAGCCGCCGGAAGGCTTCCGCCGCAGGGCCGTCGTGTTCGTGGTGGCTCATGCCTGTAGTATACGCGCGGCGGTTTACGGTGGCGTTACCCGCTAGCCGAAATAGGCTGCGTTGAATGCCTTGGCGTCGGTCGCCGGGTCGCCGGTGAGCTGGAGCGTGAGCGGGCCCGGCGTCCCGTTCTTGCCGGGCGCTGGCGCTGGAGTGGCAGGCTCGGCTGCGGCCGGCCCCGCCGCGGTCACCGCCATGTGCGCCTCGACCGCCCCGCGCAATTTGGAAAGCTCCGTCGCGATATCGCTTCCTACGGCCTTCAGATCGGCCCCGGCGGTCGCGGTCAAGGCTGCAGCGCCGGTCGGGTTCTTCTTGTGATACCAGACGAAGGCGACGACGGCGAGGACGACGACCAGGATCGCGCCGAACATCCACGGGTCGAAGGTTGAGCTGGCAGCCGCCACGGGGGCGAGGGTTTGGGCGTAAGCGTTCATTTGGGGGCGACTCCTTTGGTGGTCTGACATTGGACAAACAGGGCTTCGAGCTGGCGCATGTAGAGCTCGTCGGCGGCGTTATCGGCCGCGATCGCATCCGCCATCTGGTCGGTCGTGGCGTGGTCGATATCGATCGGCGTCGGGACCGGCGCGACGGGGCGATCGGCCTCGCTGAAGCAGGGCACCGGGACCGGAACCTTGACCTCGACGGTCGTGGTCCGCGTTTCCGGCGGCAACGTCGGATCGGATGCGCAGCCGACAAGCGCCACCGCTATAATTGCGATTGTGAGCCGACCATATCGCGGACGTCGATAGCGGCGCGGTGGCAACACGGAACAGGAGTTGGCGGGTCGACCCGCGACATCCCCGTACGATGCTGGCCGGCTCATTTCGCCACCCCGCGCCGATCGCGCAGCGCCTGCCGCAGCGTGTCCTTTGCTTTGGCGAGTTCGTCCGCGCAGGCCATCAGTTTCGGCTTGGCGGCGGCGTCGGCCTGAAGTTGGGCGATCCGCGGGGCCGCTGCGGTTGCATCCTTCGCCTGCTGTACCCGCAGCGCCTTTGCCGCGTCAGAGTTCGCCTGCGCGCGGTTGTGCCAGAGGTCGACCAGATCGGATTGCGTCTTGGCGTTGGCGACGCAGGCCGCGGTATCGGCCTGGGCGTTCTCGATGCGCGTGTTCAATTGTGCGACCACCTTCTGGTCAGCCGCTAACTGTCGCGCCGCCCCTTCCTGCCGCGCCGGCTCGACGTAGTATTTCTGTTCGAATTCGTGGAAGGCGAAGGCCGCTCCGGCGGCGAGCGCGGCATAGATCGCGAGCTCGATGAGTATGCTCACGGCGCCGGCCCGATGTAGGTCTGCACGACGGGGTCTTCGAGCTCGGCGATTGCCGCGCGCGCCCGCTTGATGTCATTGTCGATCGCGCTCGCGCAGTGCGAGCGGCCCGTAACTGGGTCTTTGCGAAACGGCCAGCAACGATCAAGCAAATACCAGCCGACGAGGCCCCAGCGATGGCCATGAGCCGCCGCCGTGCCGCAACGCGAGGATATCGTTACGCCCAGCGTACCGTAATGGAAGAACGCCTGCACGAAGGCGTCGAAGCCGATCGCGAGACGTAGGAGATATGCTGTCATCTCGATGCTGCCTTGGCCGCATCCCTGGCCTTAGCAAGCTCTGCGGCGGCTACGTCGAGCTTCTTCTGCCACAGCGCGCGCTCACCCACCTCGGCTTTGCTCAAGTTCTGATATCGCGCCTTGGTGTCGAGTCGGTCTACTTCGTCGCCAAGGCGCTCGGCCCGTAAGTTAATGTGGGCGACATCATGCCAGCCCTCGTCCCGGCGATAGTCACTCTTGAAAACGAACGTACCGACGACCCACCCGCCGAACCCACCGAGTAACGCTACGATGGTTAGGAGCGAGGCAATCGCCGCCAATGGGTGCTCGGCGAACGACAGGAAGCCGCGGCTCAGGTTCTCTTTGCGGGTTGCCGGCTTGCGAGGTTTGGTCATTTGGTTAGTGTAGTCTTTTGCGGAACGTCCGGAGGCGCGGTCGGCAGCACGCCAGCGGGCGCCGTGCCCCCGGCCGGAACGGTCGCGGTATGACTGTCGCTCCAGATGAAGGCAGCGATTCCCGGCAGCACGGTTACGAAGATTGCGGCCGAGATCGCGGCTACGGCGGTACTATACGCTGAGAGAATCTTGGTGAGCTCCTCCGAGCTTGGCCATGCCGTCCAGTACGCGCCGCCGGCGGCAGCGGTAACAATCGCAAGCAAGCCCCCATAGATACGCATGGTGCGGAACAGGAAGACGTACCCCGCATTGACGGTCCCATCGGCATTCATAATCGCCGAGTGGTACAGCGCAACCGGATCGAAGCGCGGAGCGCTCATGCGAGCGCCTGGTTGGCGAGCTTGAGGTACGCTACTCGCCGATCGAAGTGCGTCGCTGGAGCTGTCACCGACCCGTTTATCTTGAGCGTGATTCGCTCGAAGTTTCCGGCGTCGGCGAGGTTGTTTAGGTCGTTTGTTTGCCAGAACCATGCGCCTCCCTGGGCAGCGCCCCACGGTTGCTCGAGCAGTTCGGGCGTATCGAGCAATCGCAGATCGCCATAGACGGCGAGTGAACAAGCCTGATAGTTGGCGCGGCCCGTGACTTCGAGCAAGCCGCGGCCCGGGAACTTGATGCCATCGCCGGGTTGCGTGTTGCCGAGGTCTGCGCGGCCCTCGTACGCCGCTCCGCTCGCGATCTCCCGCACATACCTGAGCTCGCCGGATTCCTCCGCCACTTGGGCGAGGAATGCGGCCTGCCGCGCTTTCGTCTGGTCGATACCGAAGGCGACTTGCGCGTCGTTGATCGGCGAGATCCACGTCGCGGCGCGGTCCTCGGTCAACGTCCGCATGATCGTGCGAAGCTGCGTCGTTGAGATCATGTCATTTCGTCGTCGTGGTCGTCGTGGGACGGGCCACTTCCGGCGGCACGTTAATGATAATTGTCGGCGGAGTGACTGCCGCAGTTGATGGCGCTACGTGACTGCCTAGCACCGCGTAGGCTGTTATGAATACTCCGACCGCAGCGATCACCGCGAAGATATATTTCCACGTGTTGTCTACGCCGCCGCCGCGTCCACGTTGTTGAGATACAAACTCCTGAATCGGTTTCAGCGTTTCCTCGATCTTCGCCACCGACGACGCAAGATCGTCCTTGGAGGAGTAAAAACCCCGCTCTTTACTGATCTGCTCGCGCAATTCGTTCGCCTTTTCGTCTTTGTATGTTTGAATCTCACGCGCCAGACCGAGCGCTGCGAGGTCCGCAGTTTCCTTGATCTTCAGCGCCTTCTCGCGCTCGACGCCAACCTCCATATAGCGTCGGTCGCGCTCAGTTTGCAATTTTTCCTCAGCCGTCCGCAGCGCCTCGTTATGTGCGGCATAGGTGTCGACGGTCCAACCGCTTACCTGCTTTTCGGTTTCTCCGCTCATGGTTTCACCTCTTGCCATTCCTGATCGCCATATAAATATCCGCGTGCTCGCGGACCATCCGCGACTCGAATTCCTTCATCAGCGCGGAATCGGTTTCCAGTTTGCTAATCCGTTCCTCGTTGATCTCCTGCCGGCGCCGAGTGTAGGACGCGTTAGCGCGGTCGACTTCGGCATCGTGCTTAAGTTGCTTGACTTCCTCGGCGAGTTGTGTCTGAGCATGGGCTTCGCTCCAAACAATTCCGCCGAACGTCGTACCGAGCACGATCCCTAACCCAATGATGGCCACGACCAGATGCCAGAGCTCGACCCTTATACCACCGCGAGCCGCCGCGACCATGCCGAGCAGCGGAAAATGCTCCGCAATCTTGTGCAAATGGCTTGCGCTGTCAGGGCCGAAAGGGTCACTCATGAATTCGGGAAGGCGCCCGATGGAATGGAAAAGTTAGCCGCGTATCTCCCGACGCCGTTAGTCACGCGGAGGTCATCGAACTTACCTACGCATGAGCCTCCGCCATTGCCAGCGATCCCGAGCGACATTTGGTTCTGCACATAAGTATTGCTGTCAGTGAAATTTGAACCAACTTGCGTTCCGTTCACGAAAAGCCGCGTCGTGCCGCTGGCCCGACAAAGCGCGACGTGCTGGAATACTCCAGCCGTTATCGCCCCCGCCGCGCTGGTAATACGCGCGACGCCGTTGCCAACATATCGGATGGTTCCATCGTGTAGTCCGCCATCATTTAGATTTGGCACCCAAGCAGCAGTCAGTGACGAATCGCGCATATCGAAATAGATTTTCGTCGCATTGAAATCATCGTTGAGCGTCGTCGGATTAACCCAGAATTCCACGGTCCAATCGCTGGTACTGAAGTTGTAGTCAGCGTGCGTCGCTCCTCTGAGCCCATTGCCGATGCCAGAGTTAGGATTATTGAGACAAGCCGTTCCCCATTTTGGAGAACTAGTGGTAAGCAGTGACCCGAGGCTTCCGGTGTTCGCCAAAGTATTGCCGCGCGAGCACGAATTCGTGTAGGTCGTCGATCCGTTCGTGCCGTCGAAGTGCGCGAGCTGCACAACTGAGGAAAAGAACGGATCGTGAGCCAAGCCGCTGGACTGAGCGACAGGGCCTGAGATCATCGGCCAGTAGATCAGGCTCATGCGAGCGCCCCCGAAAGCACGAATGTGTTGGCAGCGTATGCGAATAGCGTTGCGGAGGCGTATTGCCCTGAGAGTTTGGTCAGAGCGCCCAGGGAGTTAACCGTCGTGCTACTAGGCGTGACGGTAACCTGGCCGGCGCCGAGTTGGACGAGCATACAGCCAAAGTTCGCGCCCAGGCCAGTCGGCACGGTGAGTGTGATCGCGCTCGCATTGTTCAGTGTCACTGTGACGCCATTATCGCTCGTTAGCAGCGTATAGCTCGTCCCTGTCTGCGCGTTCGTGCTCGCGGCCCAGTCGGTCCCATTTGTACCGTTCGTTCCATTGGTCCCGTTAGTTCCGTTTGTACCGTCAACCCCAGGCTGGCCGGCGACATTGATATCCCAATCGGTGTGCGTTCCGGTGCCCGAATTCTTATCCATTGTCGCGACAAGAGTCGTCCCGGAGTACGAGGTGACGACGCCCTCCATCCATTCGGCCGTTCCTCTCGACGTTGCGCGGATTCTCGCGCCGACGGTGTAAGCAAGTCCGGACTGCGTCGTGAACGATTTGGAACCAGAACCTGCGGTCGCGAGGCTTGTGGTGCTGGTCGCGGTATAGCCTGCACCGTTTGTTCCGTTCGCCCCGGGGAGGCCAGCGCCCTGAGCCGTGCGCCAATCGTTATAGCTCGAAACGAACCCGCTCGCGGTCAGCACGTCGTAAAGAGCGACGGATCCAGCCGCGAGAGGACCCGGCCAGCTTCCAGGGATGCTCGTCGTCGTATGGACGACTCCGGACGTATCGACGTAGATGTAATTGGTCGTGTTATCGGTCAGCGTCAGCGTCCCATTGGCGATCTGTGTCGGCGTGCCAGAGACTTGCAGCGTGCCGCCGTAGTATCCCCAGACGAGGCCGATGCAGACGCTTGCGTGCCGCCCGAATCCGGTCGACGGAGATGCCGCATCGGTTGCGGCATTGAAAGTTACCTCCTTCGACCCTTGCGATTGGAGCATCGTATCCAGATTTGTCGTCGAATTCGCCATTGCTTAACTCGCTTTCAGCTTGAAACCGATGTTGGCGATCATGCCGCTGACGCCATCGGTTGTGATCGTGATGTAATAAGTCGTGTTCGGCTGCAATTGCGGATTCGTCTGCGGGTTCGGCACGAAGCCGGTATAAGCCGCGACTGAGATTTCATTATTGCCCTCGGCGTGTGCGGTCGGCTGGATCGGCACCCCGCATGGCGAGAGCGAGAGCACATAGTTCCGCGGCGTCGGCGGTCCGCCGAATTCGACCGCGATAAACTGGAGCACGTAGTTACCCGGGCTCGCTCCGATCACGAACTTGAACACCCAAGCATCGCCGGGGCCGAAGTCGGATGGCGAGAAGAACGAACCGCCGCCCGTGCCCCAAGTCACGTTTTGATTGGTGACCGTTCCGCCGCCCGTGCAACCGCCGCCCGTTGGCGGGGAAGGTGGCGGCAGCGTATTGAACGGCTGCACGGGATGCGCTGGCGCATCTACGAATGAGCCGGCGCCTGGGATCGCGGCATTCGTTTGCGCCCCAAGACCGAAAGTTCCAAGTTGCGCGATCGATACGTAGACCGTTTGCTGAATGCGCGTGAAGTCGGCGACCTGCATTGCATTCGTATAGGTGAACGCTGGCGAGGTCAGCCCAGTGACGACTCGCGCGCAAGTACTAAACTTTGAGTCCCAGATTTGTAATACATAGAGCTCGGTCGGTTCCGATACCGGCACGTCAGTAAAGTCGGCCCATGCCCCGCCGACGCGCGTCCGGCGCGTAGCCTGTATCAATATATCGCCAGCCGCATTCGGCGCGCCGTGCAGCAACGTCGGCGAATAGGGGCGCAACGTGACGCCATTGCACACGAAACTGATCGCCTGCGTAGAATCAAGGCTGGAACCTATGCTTACCGGTTTCCACGATCGCGACTGACCAAGGTCCGAGAAGATAAGCGGTGCGCTGACCGTGGATGGCAGGAGGATAAAACGCTCGCCGGAGACGTGCGTCACCATCTCGAACTCCGTGCCCCTTCGCCCGCGCAACAATCCGGATAGCTTATAGGTTAACGGCGCGGTCAGAACGGCGTTCTTGAACTGTATGATCTCGCTCCCGAGCAGCGCCATATTCGCACCGCCAAGCACCGCGAGTTCATTCTGATTGTCAAGCGTCCCGCCGCCTGCTCCGATCAATACGCTGACGCTATTTAGCTCGTCGAACATATTGCCGCCAGCGAAATTGCCCAGCGCTGTCTGCGCTGTGCCTATGACCGATGCGGTGCGCAGCGCAGCATCTTGGGTATAGGTCTGGCCGCCGTCAACGGAGAGGTAAAGATTTGCGCCCTTCCACGTATCGTCTGCCGTACCCGCCATTGCGGCATAGATGCCGATGGATGGATCAGTATCGACTAGCAGCGGAATGTCGAGCGGTACTAGCAGCGTCGGTTGCGAGGAGCCAGAGGACGGCGGCGTACCGCTGCCGCTTGTTGCATTAGACGCGACCTCGGCGGTATAGAGCGCTGGAATCGAGCGCTTGCCATCGAATTCCACAATCCCGCGCGCGGTCAGCCTCTTGTTCTCGATTCGGATAATGTGGCCGTTCGCTGCCACGACGTCGGTCGGTCGCAGGTAAGCGTACTTGCGCGAGGTCTGAAACCTGAACGCGTCCCGTTCGGCTATGGTGTCGTATAGGAGAACGTTCGCAATCTGCCGCGCTTTCTGGTCCGACATGGCGATCGCGAGCGACAAGTCCGCAACGGACGTGCTGAGCGTGACCTGCCTTATCGCCTGCTGAACCCCTGGCTGGTACGCTGCCCCAGTGTTCATGTAATGAATATCGACCTCGGCCGACAGCTCTAACTCCTGTGTTCGCGCGTGCTCGACCAACGGCCCAGGCTCGCTGCCGTACTCGACCGCTGCTAATTCATCATCTGGAATCGTTATGACCGGAGCCGCACCGCGATTCACGAAGACCGCTTTACCGTCGCTATCTACTGCATCAACGAAGTAGGCAGAGCGCAATTGATCCAAGTCTGAACGCGCGTCCGTGCGAGTGGAGATGAGGTAGCCATCGACTACCTGCGTCAGAGCGCTTACATCTATATCGCCGGCCGAGAGTCCTACGCGCGTAGAAACGTCGCTGACTATTTCTGACAGCAGGATCGTACCGGCGCCGATTATCCTAGAGAATAGCGCCATCGATGAACCCTGGATTACGCCGCAGTAGCCATCGGATGGGCTGCACATCGCCGCGTAGGGGATACCGGTCTCGTTCGGATTGGTCATGAATGCGGCGGCACCAGTCGAGTCCCAATCGAGTATTCCGGTGTTCGGGTCGATCTTGAACACTGTAGCGATACCGACCTGTCCGCTATAGTTCGGTTCGCCCACTTTCGGGTTGTAACTGTTGTTGGCGCTGTAGCACCAAAGAAACTCGCCGTTATCCTCAAGCACATTGATGTTGAAACTGGCTTGCCCTGCGGTGCCGCTATCGTTTCTCAATGATTGCGAGGCGAGTCCTATTATGTTTAGGTTGCTGGCGATCGTTCCGGTCGATGTGACCGTGCCATCGACGATCCGATACCATTTAGTCGGCCGACTTGCCTGAGAGATGAGGCTCGTCATTACGAGCAATATCTTGCCGTTCTGAGATAAGGCCGAGTGGGTGAAAAACTCAGCGGCCGGAACTCCAGCATCATTAGCGAAATTCTTGCCAGTCAATCCGGTCGAACCCGATAGGGATGCAGAACCGGAGCCGACCGCGCAGTTGGTCGTACTCGCCCCAATCAGGCCGCCTCCGCTCCCGCCGAAATCTCCAGAGCACCAGAGCGGAGTCGTGCTCGTATCGGCATAGACGTAAGTCCCGATCGGCTTCCAGCCAAAGTTAGACCCAGCAGATGTGACCGGGGCGACGACGGAATCGCCGATAACGTCGGCAGCGGCCTCTACGTAACTCGGATTAGCATAAATCCGAGTCGTCGCGCTAGGATAGGAACGGACGCGGATGTCGGAGTTGTCGAGCGACCAGTGCGTGATATACGGAAACTGATCGCCGAAATCGCTCCCGCCGCCGCCGACAGCGGAATAGCACCACTCATGCGGCGGATTGTTGTGATACTCGTGCAGCTTAAAAATCGGCGACTCTTGGCCGCCGACGGTATAGACCAGGAAGCTAAGTTGCGGCAGAGTATTGCCGTACTTGCCCAAGTCCCAATCCGCGAATACGACCGCAGCGTCATCGCGGAACGCGGGCACATTGCCGACGCCTAATTCAGCCTCCATTGTGGGATCTGGGTTAGCGTTCTCGACGCCGAGATAGACAGTGACCGGGACGGAGCCGTTATCAATATTCGTATAGGTTCCGCTCACATCCCAGATTGCTTCCCCTGCGGCCCATATCGTCAGAATGCCAGCTATTGGACCCTTGCAAATCTTCACCGCGAAGGATGCGGTATAAGTGAAAGTCGTTACTTCCGGACCGCCCTTGCCGCCGGTCTTGTGCTCATGCTCCTTGAGATCAGTTTGCCAGACGACTTGTGGCGCTGCTGGAGACGGTCCGCCAATCCGAATCGTCCCGTAGGGTATCGGGATCATTTCTCCGTAATTCGATCCCTGCAACTTCAGATTCGACAGCCGCGGCCCGTCCTGCTTTCCTGGGAATAGGAGATTGCCAATAAGCGAGCCTGCCAGCCATCCAAGCGGTCCGAAGAAGTAGGCGCCGATGCCGCCAAGGACCAGTGAAGCCATCTATGCCACGCCTCGGAACGAGTAGGCGCGCATAAGACGCCAGAACGTCGCCGTCGCCCCGTTTTCGACGACGGCGCCAGCGCGCTGGTAACCGTGAATGACGTAACGCGGTTCGGTACGCGAGACGATCGCGAAATGCATCGGCTCCTTGGCGAATGTGTATTGCAGAATATCGCCAAGCTGCACGCACTCGAGCGGCAGTTCGTCCAGATATTCGGAGCAGGCTGCGAGCAAGCGCTTGGGTTCGGGCTGCCGCGCATAGCCCCGAAAACGCGCATCAGCGAGCCATGCGGGGACTTCGGCGACGCCGAGCGCGCTCGCCACGCCGACGACAAGCCCGATGCAGTCGCAACCGACGCCCTTGAGTGCCTGACCGTGGTGGAAAGGCGTTCCCATCCAGGTGCGAGCTTCGGCAACGATTGCGCCGCGCTCGATCATTGCTTGCCCACCTGGATAATTTTGTCGATCCCAGGCAGATACGGCTCTCCCCGGAAGTTGACCGCGTTGCCGAAACGATTTATGCAAGTCGAAATCGACTTATCGCAGCCAGCCACCATAGAGTAGGTATCGCCGATTGCGACGGTATACGGGAATGGGAGTTGGAGCGTCCACTGCCCTGGAACGTAGGATAGAACATCCGACCTAAAACCGTTCGATAGTCCACTCGTCATCGTCATGATGCCAAAGTCGAAATATCCGGACGCGCCGCCAAGTGGTGTCACGGTCCCACTGTTGGCGGTGTACGATCCGGAAAAGGCAGACGTATCTATGGCTAGGTCGAATACGTTGCCGGATAGATTGCGGATAACCGTGTTCGCGTTCAGCGTCGCGAAGTCGCCAGCAACGCATCCGGATATTGTGATCGGCTCGCCGGTCCTGAATGTCGCCCCGCTCGCGAGCGTGACGTGACCGGGGTTCGACTTGGATATAGCTGTAATGAGCACGCCGCCGGCCGGTCCCGGCTCCGTGCGCGCAGTGTCGCGCATAACCACTTGATCCGAGCCCGCATCAACGCCAGTAAGCGTCCCCGTTACCGTGAACGACGGCGAGCCGCCAATGAGGACAACCTTGCAGCGAGCATCGCCAAGATTGGCGCGGCAACCCGGCTGCGTGAGCTCGCCGAGCGTCGTCGAGTAGGCCTGCATGATCCCGCGAATCTCGGCAACGAATTGGCCGCGCTTGCTCGTTATCTCGCCGAGTTTCCAACCTGGGACGCGCAAGCCGCCCATCGTCAGATCGGCCCAATTGATGATCGAGACGCGGACGCCAGCGTAATCCCATAGGCCAGCTTGCAAGTCGGCTTCAGTGATAGACGGGCTTGTCAGGACGCCATCGTATTCAGCATTATCGACCTGCATTGCGCTACCACTAGCCGAGTCGCTTGTGATGTAGCTTACGGCCGCCTGATACGTCACCGAGCCGCTGCCGTCGTCATAAACGATATCTTGGTCGTGATCGGTAAAGCCTAAGACCGTACCATCGACCCTAGCGACGCGAATGATCGTGCAAAGCGTCTGATACTGGCTCGCCAGGTGAGCCTTAAGCGCCGCGCTGATCGAAATCGTCATGGATTGCGCAATTCCACGATCGGTATCGACTGATAGCTGATAAGCAGTTGGCCCTTGCTGCGGTCTATGATCTCGCCCTTGAGCTGGTCGATATCGAAGCGGCATGGCACGTCGAATTCGCCCGACCAAGACGTTGGGGCGCCGCTGAAGGTCACGATCCCGGTCGTGTAATCAACGCTGATCCCGCTGCCTCCGGCGATGCTTATATTGCGTACCGGCTTGACGATCTTCCGATCTTCCGTTCCGGCGGTCAGCGTCCAATCGGCGTGAGTCCCGCTACCTCCAATCGTATCGACCGCGACGACCAGCGTAGTGCTCGAATACGATGTAACCGGCCCCTCCATGAAATTCGCGGAGTTGGCATTGGAGAACGCGCGCACGCGACCTCCGACGACGAAGGACAGACCGGCCTGCGTAGTGAATGTCTTGCTCGCGACCGCGATTGCCAAACTGCTTGTGCTCGTTCCGACGTAGACAGTCCCCAGCGTATAGCGTTTGTAGAGCTGGCAATGCGTCGAGTCGATCGCGCCAAAGACTCCCTCCGTGCTCGAGACAGTGAAGTCGGCCCAATCCTTGTACCGGAATCCATTGAGCTTCCCCTTGGCGATGCGGAAGAACGAAACGAGTTCCGACTGTTGCGTCGGAAGTTTGGCGGCGTGACTTACCTCGAATCCGCATAAGCCCTGCGACCACGCTCCCGTTCTATATTCAGCGCCCGAGTTCACGATCACGGCCGTTGTCGAATATCCAGGGCCGCCGATGCCATGAAACGATATCCGCTCCGGGAAACGCGGTTGCTCTAGGAATGCCATCGGCTCACCTGCTCATCGCGCGGCGCGTAGCTAATCCGGCTTCGCGCGCGATCTGTGACGCGGTGCGGGAATCTACGTTGCCGGGAACATTAATCGAGATATTGACCGATGGCGAACCGAACCTACGTCGAGTCAGTTCGCTGTTCGGGATGACCGTGCCACGGCTGCGCGGGAAGAAGAGTTCCGGACCCCGCTCGCCGACAATGGAAAACTTGCCGAGCGGAGGCGAGCCGCCAGACGCAAAGCCGCCTCCGAATAGGCCAGCGAGGTCGGAACCGACTCCAGAGTCAACACCGCTGCCGCCGAAAAGCGAGCCGATGCCGCCGCCTATCGCGCTGCTCGATCCGCTTACCGACAGAGATGCCGCGGCAGATTCCAAGGCCAGCGCCGCGGCGCTTAAACCGGTGCCAGCGAGGCCCAGAGTAGAGCCCGCGGCCGTCAATGATGCCGCTCCGGTCGCATCGCCTGCCTTCCCGAACAGGTCGCCCATTGCCGACCCCTTGCCGCCGAAGGCGCTTGCGAAAAAGTCGGAGATTCCACCTAGCGGACCACCCTTGCCGAAAAGCTGCTCGGAGATATTCTTGGCCGCGATCTGGCTAATCGATTGCTCAATCGACTTCGCCATGTCCAGGAATGCTTGCTTGACCGACTTAGTACCGCTAACGATATCGGTCAGGAACGTCGTAAACGAACCCTCAAAGATATCGCGGAATTTCTTGGCGAGCACATCGCTTTCGGCCGCTAGTTCCGCGATCTTTAGTCTGAGCTGGTCAATCGCCAATAGTTGTTCCGGCGTAGTTGCCACCGCTGCCGCCGCATCGGCTGCCTTACTTAGAACGCCGATATAGGCTTTCGCAGCGTCCGCGCGCCTTACCAGTCCGCCGATCTCCGTCTCGGTGCCGGTCTGAACCGCCAAGTCAATACGCGACTGCTCTATGTCTATCCCTGCTAGAACGGTAGCGTACGCCCGCGCCAGATCATTTAGCGCAGCCTGCTCTACCGCTGCCTTACGGATCGCAGCGGCGTTTTCAAGCGCCACTCGGGCGGCTGCGTCTCCAGCAGCGGCCGTGGTCTGAAGCCGTGCTATCTCGTCGCGATGCTGAATGTCGAAACTAACTCCAGCACCGAGTGCCGTGTTGCCGCGCGTAGCGGCTGCCTGTGCCGCTAGTTCCGCGTACGCGTCTGTTTGGGCTTGGACGGCGAGGACTTGATCCTGGTCAGCCTTGAGTATCTTCTGCTGCATCGCGAAGAACGCCTTGGCGTCCTCCATCGTGATCGCGCGCAATCTGGCCTCGGCCGCAGCCTTCTGGGCCGGATCATAGGAATTCGAGGAGAGAATTCGCGCCTGATCCGCAGCCTGCTTTTCCAAGTCGTCTTGGACTGCTTTGTAGGCATCGGCGGCGGATTTCCGCTCGGCGTCAAAGAACGCGGCTACCGTTACCGTTCCGCGCTCGTAGCCGAACGCGAGTTGGGTCTGCTGACGCTGAAGGAACGCCTGCTGTTTAGTCAATTCCAGAGCGTAGAAAGATGCCGACTGCTCGGCGCGGCGCAGTAGTTCCGCTTTCTCTAGGGCCAGTGCGGCCTCAGCGCGTGCGGTCAGATTCGCGTTTAGCGCGGCCTCTCGCGCGGCCTCTTCGCGCGGATCCACGCCGCCGATAAAACCGCTCGCCGAACGCCTAGACTCCGGCAAAGGCGGCGGCAGCGGCGCGCCAGCCATGATCGAACCGGCGACGGTTGCCCCGCGTTTTAGCGTCTCGAAGAATCCACCTACGCGGTCCTGCGAGTTCTTGATGCCATCCGCGAGGTTGTCGAAGAACTTCGTGAGCTTGCTCAGCGCCCCGCCTTCTCCAGCGAACTTCTCGCCAATCACTATTTCCAAGTCGCTGAATGACCGCGACAGCCGCTTCGTCGCTCCGTAGAGATTAGTGGTATCGGCCTCGGAGGCGCCGCCTATCGTCTGGGCCAGAGCCTCCAACGTGACCCGCTGCGCGCCCGCGATGTCGCCGCTCTCTCGCATCCGAGCGGCAAGGTCAATCTGCGTTTCTTTTAGGTTTAGACCGGCTGCCTTGAGCAATCGCATCTGGCCGCCGGTCCCCTCGAGCGCGCGGCCCATTGCCACCGCTGCGGTTGGCAGATCAGTTCCAAGCGCGGCGGCTAGGTCAGGCACCAGCTTGATTGCATCCTCGAAAACGCCCGTCTGCACGCTGCGGAAACGTAGGAGCGCGGTTTCCGCTTTGCGGATATCTTCGTCGCTGAATATCGTCGTCGCTTTGACGCCAGTCCCGATCTGCGCGAGAGCCTTGGCGGTGAGTCCAGCGGAGGTTCCAGTCGCGATCAGAACCGCGTTGAGCTGCGCGACGGCGCGCTGGCTTTCCTCAGTCTTCTGCTTGATATCCTCGAATAGGGCGACGACTCCGGCGATAGATACGCTTACGCCGAGCGCACTGCCGAGCTGGCGCATTACGCCCTGGACGCTCTTGGCTGATGCTGCGATCTGATCTAGCGATCGCTGCGCCGTGTATTGGGCCTTCGTCAGACCGGCTGTGAATTCCGCCGCGTCAAGCCCAAGACTTACAACAAGGGAGCCGAGGCTACTGGCGGCCATTGCCCACTACCTTTCTCGGAGCGAACTCGAGCGCGACCTTGGCCGCGTCAAGAGCATCGTCGGGCTGAGTCTGCCCATCGGCGTCGCGATCATCATCGAAAAGGAAATCCGACAGGCTTAGGTTTTCGGCGCCCGCCGCACGCATGACCATGAGCGCAATCTGCGCGAGATAAAGCTCCAGCCGGCGCGAAGGCAAACCGCGCCGCCGGTTATAGGCCATCCAACTGCGGAAATCACGCTCCGGCAATGCCCGAGCAAGCGCGCCGAGGTTTGGCTGGCCGACCTCTAAAGCCAAGTCCATAAGGAACTCCCGGCGCGCCGTTATTTTCCCGGTTCGTCCCCTTCCGTAAGCCTAGCCGCAGCCAGGACCCTGCTCAGCTTCGCCCAATCGCGCTTGCTGATGAGTTTGACGTCGGCTTCGCTGTTCGGGTCGAATAGGCGATTACCTTCGGCGTCGCAGATGATGACCGCCGCCGCGCCGCTGAGCGGAGCGTTTTTCTTCCACTCGACGCCGTTAACGGCCTGCGCCGCATCGACTTCCGCCGTCGTCACTGAACGGACGTAGATCGTCGGCCAGCCCTCGACGTTAACCGCAGTCGGCGGCTCCGCATCCTCGGCGGCCCAGGCCGCAAGGAGAGCGTCCCTCAATGTAGGTTTGCTCATGCAGCAGCGACGTCAAAGGGCGCCCCCGTGAGTTTCAGCGTCATCGAGCCGGTCCACATCCCATTGACCGCAGCCCGCTCGCTAGTTTGCTGCACGAACCCTAGCACCGTCCGCTGGCCGCCGCCCTTGGGCAGCACGATCCGAACCGCCGTGATATCTCCGGACGAGTCGAAGGATCGAAGCGCAGATTGGATCGCTGTCTCTGGAGCGAAATTGAAGTCCAATTGCGCCGTGCCGAGGTCACCGAGGCCGAGTTCGTACTCCCTGAAGTCAACGCTGCAAATCGTCGTCGCGTCGATTTCTGGCTTAGTGCCGCCAGTCCGGTTGTAGCCAGTCAACTCGCAGAAGTTGCTGAACAGGCCCTTGTCGATATGGCCGCCGCTCGTATATGTCCCGTAGCCGGTGGAATCGATATCGACGAGTTCGAATTGCGTCGAACTGGTAACGTTGACGATGTAGGAGTTATTGTTGACCTCCGTCATTCCTACGACGCCCGTGATCTGAACGACGTCGCCATCAACCAGATTATGCGTCCCAGTCGTGACGACGGCCGGATTTGCCTTCGTGATCGCGCTGATTGCCGGGGAAGGGCTTTCTGCGTCGTAGCCAGTAAGGACAGAGACCGTAGAACCTTGGAATTTGTACCGCCGTCCACCTGCCATGATGTTTCCCTTTCAAAAATGCCCGCTCGCGCGGACGGTTTATGCCGGTTGACTGAGCCTGCTACGGCGAGTTGCCGCTCGGAGTCGAACCGTGCAACATATAATCAAGTATTTCCCTGTACGTCTTGGTTTCCGCGTCGAAATCCGACGTCGAGCTTTGCAGCGTCGCGGGCGGATCGAATACCGCCATCGCCGCCATAACCTGAAGGCGCAGGCTCCTCGCCGCCGAGAACGTCGTCGCCACTACATCCAACTGTAACCGAATTTCGGCCGTGTCATCGTCGCCATCGCCGCAAGCATCAACAATCGGAACCGAGTCGATGAAGCTGTATCGAATCGCCGGCCAAGTAGGGACCACGGGCGCCTGCGGGAAGATGACCGGAGCCACGCGCTTACCGACCAGCGACTGAAGCGCGGTGAAGATATCGGCTTCGACGCTCATCGGCTCGCCTTCCTGATGGCCCTGGTAAGACCGCCCGCTAGTTCAGCAGCGATGATTTGCGCCGCTTCCTCTTTCCCCGTATCAAAGCTCGAACGGAGGAACGAATTCGCGCCCATCTTGACCGTACCGAACTCCACCAAGCGGCCATAGCGCGCGGCATAGGCGTCCTTTCGTTTCCCGCGAACGGTGACGATATATTCCGCCGTCAGCGGAGACTTGATCTTCTTCACTACGATATTCTTTTTTAGGTTCCCGGGCGGCACAAGCACGCCATCTAGCATATGCGGCAGCGGCCACTCAGGAGCCTTGGCAATCGCCATCTCTTTAATCAGTTGCGCTCCCTTGTTCGTCGCGGTCGCACAAAGCCGGGTATTGACCTCAGCCGATAGCGCCTTCATCGACTCGCCGAGCTCACGCAATCCCTTGATCTCGACGATATTAGCCACTGCTCACCCCGCCACGGCAGATCATGCTGATCTTACGCCGCCTGCCGTCCATATCCTGAAGCGAAAGAATCTCAAAGGGTTGATCCGGCGGCCCGATGACGATAAGCCGGTCCATCGTCGTCAGTCCAGCAACGAAGCGGATGATTACCCGGTAGATTGCCGACGAAAGTATCTCCTTGCCGATCAGGCTCTCGATCTCCATCCCGCGCAGGCCTTCGATGGGCTGGATATCTGCCCACGCTGCGGCAAAGTCGGTGAAGGTCGGGACCATCTCGCCGGTATCGTCCTGCGAGTCGGCGCGCTTCTGGATCATAACCCGATCGCGAAGCTGGCCCGCGCGGACGCCAGGATAGGTTGCGGCTGGCATCAGGCGATCCCTAGGCGCACGGAGTAGCGTTCCATCAGCGCCGCTGCTCCAAGCGGTATTTCATGCAATTCTACGTCGAGCGAATTTTCGCGATTCTCATGCAGATGCCCGAGGACGAGCAGCATTGCCGCGCGGAACTCGAATGGTAAATCCTGACTGACGGTCGGACTCTGCCCCGTCAACTGATAGCCGCAGGTGTAGCGCACCCTGACGGCCCGCATATTCTGGAACTGCGCGATCGGCCAGAACGTCCCCGGTGCCGGATAGAGGACCGACGGTCGAGCGTAATCATTGACGTAATACGCGGATGGGTCCAGCGTCTGCTCCACGCCGCTGCCATCATCGTATTTTACGGATTCAATTGAGATGAACGGCGATGCCATCGGCAGCATGATGCCGTAGCCCGAACAGTACGGGTACGGCAGATAGCCGCCTGGTGAAACGAAGTTCCACGCCGACCACGGCGCGCCGGGAAAGGCCCCAATCCCGAGTTCGAGCATCTGCACGCACAGCGCGCACATCGATTGACCTTCGCACCACTCGCGAGCAACCGATATGTTCGATTCGATCCAAGCATCTTCATCGCTTAGCGGCGGGCTGCCATAGGCGATTACGCGCAGATGCTCCCGCGCTTCCGAGAGCGTAATCTGCTCGGCGCTAGGCGGCGTCACGACCTTGAAGTTGAACCGGTCGTAGCGGTAGCGGCTTAAGTCACGGAGATACATCACGCCCTCGCAGTTTCCCGCCAGAGTTCGGCGTGTTCGCAGTGCTCGTATCCCGGCAGGTCAGGCGTACCCTCGGTGAAGTGGACGATGGCCGGACTGTTCCTGCGCGCGTCAATCCCGACCAGGTGATTCCATTCCGGCGGCAGGCCGCCAATTTCGTCATCTGCGAGGAACCGGAAGGCGTGCAAATCCCGTCCGGGCCACTGATTGAGGGCCATGATGTTCAATCGGCGAAGCGCGGGATGCGAAGCGTTCCAAAGCGCGACGGAGCTCCAGTTCTTGCGCGGATAGCCGACTTGGGGCTGGCAATCCATCTTCAGGCCATCCGCCGCCTGCCACTCCCGCTTCACGACCATGACCGCCTTCGACTCATCAGCGATGGCGAGCAACTCGTTCGGGTCGCGCAGGAACAGCACGTCGGAATCCGCGAATAGGCACCAGCCATCATGAGCTAGCACGGGGACGAAGAAGCGCGAGATGGCGAACGCGGTTGACTGCGGAGCGTCGCTATTGATATCCCACATCTGCCCTCGGCGGTCCGTGGGCCGCGTAAGCAATCCCGCAGCGCGCAAGCGATCATCGCGCAGCTGGATGACTTCGCAGCCGAACCGGCGAGCAGACTTCGCGGCCACGTCCCAGGCCGTCGAGAACCTGTCATCCCAGCCGATGTAGACGCGGAGGCTCAAGCTTTCCTCGCCTCTATCCGCATATCGCGCCTAGCACGGCCTACGGGATGATGTTGCGTCTTAGTTCTCAAGGCATACGCGAAGCCGTTTTCCTCGAGAAACGCTCGCAATGACTTTTCGCTCCAACCCCACTTATGGAGCATATATGGGTCCTTCGTCCTCGGATCGCCGTAAGCTGCCCACAGTCCGAGCTGGTCCGGATGCTTGTCGCCCGGAATTCCCTCCAAGATATTGCGCGCCCACTTCATCATGTCCGGCAATTCGAGCACAAGCAGGCCGCCGATCTTCAGTAGCCGTCGCCACTCTGCGATAACTGCCTCGCAGTCCCAGCGGTAGAAGTGCTCCCAAACGTGAATAGCCATGACCTCGTCCGCGCAGGCGTCCGGAAGTTGGATATTCTTCGCATCGGCGATAAAGTCAGGCGTCACGCCAGCCGCAGTCTCAACCTCCTGCACGTCTATATTCACATACCCTTCGGCATGATTAATGCCGCACCCGATATTCAGGCGCAGAGGCGATCGGCTAAGTACCGATGCGATAAGTTCTTGCCGCTCCTCAAGCTGCAACACGGTCGCGCTCCTCAATCCGCGATAGCAGAAACTGCCAGCACTGCGCCGCCTCGCTAGGCCGCCATTGGAACCAAGCCAGATTGCGCAGGAAGCGCAGACGCTGCTCTAGCGTCGGCCTCACCGGGAAAGCCAACTCATTACCGTAAAGCGCGCTCGCAGCGCCGTCCCAGCAAACGACCGGAATACCAGCGATACAAGCGTCGACAGCCACATTGGAGTGCCGGCATACGACCAGCGAAGCGCCCTTTAGAACCTGCTCGATCGGCATACCCGCCATCTTGCTCGTCCCGGGCAGCGTGGTTCCATCTTCGCGCTTCGGTCGGAAAATAACCTCGGCTCTCGGATACGCCGCTCGGATGCGCTTGAGCGCGTCGCGCTCCCAGGTCAACCACGGTTGAGCAAGCGCGGTATTCGTCTTCGGCCCGAGCCCGACGAGCACGATCGGGCCGTTCGGGTCGTAGTCCTCGCGCAACTTGACCCCGGAAGAGTCGAAGCGCTCGGCCGGTCGATCATCCAGCCACGCCTGCGGGTGATCTTGATCGATCGTCATGCGCATGGCCCGGTCGGTCTCTCCGCCACGCATCCAGTATCCAAGATCGAAGCCGACCATGTGCCGCCCGCTAGCGAGGTGCTTATCGATCCAAGGACGGCGGCCGACGTGACCCATCCCGTAGACCATAAGCAAGTCGGATTGGCCGAGATAGCGCTGATTGCGGACAATCAGCATAGGCGAGGAGCGATACATCGCATCCAGCATATCCCTGCCCGGTTTATACATCAGTGGATCGACCAGAATCTCGCACTTCATAGCGACTCCAGCCAGGTGCGGTACTGCGCTGCGATTGCCTCTATTCGCGGGGTCTTGGCGTGCATCAGTTCCGAACGCCACGAACGGGCGCCGTTCTCAGCCGACAGCGTATCGAAGGCTGACTCCATCTCAACGGGCGTGTCGGCCCAGAGTTCGGCGCCGCTGGCGGTCTCGAGGTATCCGCGTTCCCGGTTCAGCACGCAGGGAACGCCGGCCGCCTGCGCATTGGCGAGCTTGACGTTGCTCTTCCAGTTCTTCGCTGCGTATCCGTCGGCATCCCTGACGGCGACCACGATATCGAGTGCGGAGACTGAGGGCGGCTTTGGGTCGAATCGCCAGCCGCGTTTGCGGCAGGCTCCGTCGATGTCCGCGAACCAGCCGTTGATATAACTTTGACCGCCTTCGTAGCCGACACGGCTTATCTCCGGTCTGACGGTGGCGCGCTCCAATCCCGGGCGAGCATGGTGCGGCAGGACAAGCGTCGGCAGGCCGAACGGCGAGAGGTCGGAGGCCATTGCCGAAGTCGATGCTACGACCGCTGCCGGCCGGATCGCCTTGATCTCGCGCTTTAACCATTGGACGCAGACGTCGCGCTCCCACCAATTGCCTATCGGCTGCGGCCAAGCGTCGACGATATCCCAGACGATCGGCACACCGGCGGCGCGCAGCCGCGCTACTGCGCCGGCGTTCGGACGCTTGACTACGATCGCCAGATCAGGCCTCTGGCCTCCCGCGAGCGGGTCGCCGAAGTTCGACAGCGACGCGCCGAGCGCGCGCCCCAGCTGTTCCCCGCGGATGCGCCAGGAGGCGGAAGCGTTCGAGCCGACGAGTAGGAGCCGCTTCATGGTCCTTACGTCGGCGTTCCCACGCAGGCGAAGACGCACGGCGCGTTGCCGCCCGTATCCGGACTCCCGACCGCCGGGAAGCCATAGGAGACCAGCCAATAACTGTCCGAAACCTTCGTCAAGGTCGGGTTATCCGAACTGCCAACCCCAAGCGCTTGGAGGATCTTGCCGACCGTCGGCGGCGTATCGCCCGAGAACGTATTTACCGGGCTATTGATCGCCAAAAACTGGTTCAGGGGATAAAGCCGCCAGGTATAGTTCATGCCGCCTCCATGAGTTTCCGGTCAAGCAGATGCGCTATCGCTTCGCCGCTGGCGATCTCGCCGATTCGCCACTGCGCCCAGATCAGGCGCCGGAACATCGCAAGCCGCGCGGCTTGGTCAGTGTTCGGCTCAACGGTCCCGAACTGCTCGAGCGGTCGGCCAGCGCCGGCCCCGATCCAGTGCTGGAACCCGTACCAGACCGGAACGCCGAGCATGAGCGCGCCTAACGCGGCCGCGCTATTCCAGGTTGCGACCGCCGAAATATCGGCCAGATCACGCGCCAGCGCGACCTTTGGCGGATTCGTGCCCGGGTGCGGCCTGATGCGTCCGCCGTACTTGGCGCGCGTCCTTTCCGCCCATTGCGGCGGGGAGGCAATGCCAGGTTCTCCAATCCCGCGCTGCGCGAGCACCAGCAAGCAGCCAGAACGCTCGCGGAAAGGCGCTAGATCGATGCCTAATGCATCCCAGCGCTCGGGGTCGCCCTCAGACCAAGTCCCCGCGCCCGCATGGTGTCCTAGGGCCATTGCGAGCCAGGTATCGCCACGCCAGGACTTGCCTAGATAGCCGTTTTCGACCACGAGCACGGCCGCGCCAGCGCGCTCGTACTGCTTAGCAGCCTCTGCGCTCGCTCCGTAACGGTTCCAGATCACCAAGGCGTCGCCTGGTGCCGGGTCCGGAATCGACGGCCTGACCGAGAAGCCGGCGGCCGACAGACCCTTCAGGAACGCTGCCCGCCGGTCCTTAAGAGAATCCCGGATCATGCAGCAGGCGCGGTTCATGCCAGCGCCTCGTCCAGTTTCACGCGCGGGAAGCAGGTCAGGCGCGTGCGCCGGCTGGCATTCCTAACAACGACGCCCATTTCTGCCAAGCCCCACGCCAATCGGACGAAATTAGCCGCCCAGATCTCGTATTGCGGAACGCTATGCATGGGCCGCGGGTGATCGCCATGCCAGTGCGAGCGCCCAACAGCGTCTGCTCCGACGTCGAAGCCGAGCAGAACGATCCGCGCCGCTCCGACTTGATATGCCAGGCCAACCGCCTGATAGCCTCCGTTCGCACCCTGGTTGATGACTCCGATGCGCTTGCCGAGTCCCGGCTTGGTCTCGCTTCGCACCAAGTGTAGCCGCGTCCATTTCTTCGCGGCGACCTCGTCCTGGGTCCAAAGCTGGCCGGCGAATGAGTCGAGTTTCTGGTAAAAGGCGTTCCACCAGCGACCGTCGCAGGCGTAGAGGACATCGGCCCAGGGCGCGCGCTGGTAACTGTTATTGACCACAATCACCCGGCGATCCCTGCCATTGCGCCACGCGCCGACAGCCTCGCAATCCTCAACCGTCAGGCTCGGGCCGCTCGCGATCACGACCACGGAAGCGCCGCGCCACGGCAGCGCATCCCAATATAGCCGCTGGCCGACCGGCGCGGCCGCGCCTTCGCTGACCAGTTGCAGAGCGGTCCGCTCACAGTCGGCAACGAATTCCTGCCCGTCGGCGATCGTTCCGACGCCGATATCCAAGTTTCGGAGGGCGACTAGGCGGGTCAAGCTTCCCTCACCGGGAGTATCGAGAGCTTCTGGAAGATGCAGCCGTCAGCGCGTTCCACGGTCGCCCGTACCCGATAATCGGCGCCGACCACGCCTCCGCGCATCAGTTGGAACATCGCCCCATCCTCCATCCAAGGCTCCGAATCAAGTATAGCCTTCGGGTCAGGATCCTGGACGCGGGAACTCGAATCAATTTCAGCCTCCACGTGCAGCGATTTCGCCGCCATCCCGCCGAGTTCCGACCGGAAGTCCCAAGAGATCGGCAACCGCTCCGCCGGGTATTTGAGGTTCAGTCTCACGCCGCTTCCCTCCATTCGCGCTCATCGAAGGCGCGCAACTCATCGTTGTGGAAGGATCGCGACTCCTCGTTTAGCCGCCCGCGCTGTTCCATTTGGTCAAAGTTCCGATAGCCAACCGCCAGCGATGCCCCTTCGGCAACAGCGGATGCCATTCCCGACGCCGTTCCTGCGGCGCTTGCAATGGACCTAGCATCACCCTTCGATATCGCGCCAGCGACCGCGTATGCGGACGCAGACCGGACCATGACAAAGCGGATCGGACCGAGGCCAGGTGGGCCGCCAGTTCCGACGTTTACTTCGGCGTGCGGCGTGACGCCGCGGGCAGACGAACTGCCGTTCGCTATCCCGGTAGCCTGAGCGATCTCACCCGATGCGGCTGCTGCGCTGGCGGCTCCGAGAGCGGTCCCGCTCGCGGCCCACAGCGAGCGAGCGTGACCGACGGCGGCGCTCGAGCCGGATGCCATTCCTGCGGCTTCGTCGGCTTCCTCCGACGCCCCGACCGCGGACGCCGAGCCAAGAGCCGAGCCGACCGCGCGTTTGAGCGCTGCGGAGACTGCGGCGGCGATCGATGATCCAGATGCGGTGCCATTGGCAGAAAACAGTTCCCGGCCGACCGCTGCGGCAGTCGAAACCCCTGATGCTGAGCCGACTGCTTTGTCTGTTTCCCGACCAACGGCGGCGGCGGTAGCGTGTCCGCTTGCCGCGCCAACCGCAGTTCCAACTTCCTTCCCGACGGCCGAAGCGGTCGCATGACCTGACGCGCTGCCAACCGCAATGCCAAGTTCGGCGCCAACGGCGGACGCGGTTGCTTGTCCTGTCGCCGTACCGACACCAGATACGAGCAAGACTAACGGCCGATCGATCGTCCACGACGCGAGGTCGCTCGACTGCCCGGGGTCAGTGAATAGATTGGACGACCAAAGAAAGATCATACCTGCACCGTGCTAATCAGGAATGACAGCTCGCGAGCACCGGTCGCCGCGAAGCGAATCGCGATGCTGTTCCCATTCAGATCGGCAGCCGCGAAGCTTACCTTATACCAGCCGTTGGATATTTCCGTGATCGTGGCGATGTTTGTCAGGTCGGCAAACGCCCCACCGTCAATCGCCGCCTGCGAATTGCCTGCCGTGCGGAGCGACGCCTGCAACCCCGTCTTCAACACGCCCGACGTGTCGAACATGGCGAACATGAAGTTCGCGAGTGCCGCGTTCTTCTTGATGCCTTGCACGTTAGTGAGCGTCACACCCGCTGCCGTCGTGTTGATGCAGAGAAAGAAATCAGCCCATTCCTTCGGCGACGTCTGGTCGATTCCCACAACCGTGATGACGTCTCCGTTCATTTCCGCCGCCGACAGGGAGAGCAATACTGCTACCGTTGCGGATGGGCTAACGCTCGGCAGCGTTCCCAAATTGGTTAAGCCTCCGCCATCGATATCGACCTTGAAATCGCCAGTGGCAAGCGTCGGATTGCTCCTGAACGAACCGACGGCCGTCATATCGTTCAACGCTATACGCCTGGTCCACGCTTGATTCTTGATTGGCGGGTTTGCGTTAGCCATTTACATGGTCGCCAGGATAGGCGCCCCGGCCATATTGTTGGATGACGTATTGGCCGGGTAGTTCGTGGCTACGTTGAAGCAGCGCGTCGCTAGACAATTAAAGCTCACGAGAGTGAGTCCAAGGCTTGCATCGCAATCGGTAAAGTTTGTGAAGATAGCCAAGGAAAACGCGCCAGATGGAATTACGATCTTGTAGTGTCCGCTCCCTGGAGTGGTGGATACAAAGTTTGCAGAAGAAGTCGTGGTGGTCGTCCCCGAGGTAGCGAACTGACCACTCACGGTCATCTTCTGACCCGCGGTGATGGTGTAGGTCTTTGGACCGCCGCTAAGAGCAGAGTTGTTCAAGATGCCAAGCGTGAAGTCAGAGCCAGCAAAAGTCAGTGCTGCATTCGGTAACGTGAACGTATGCGTAGCAGGCAAAGTATTCGTGCCACTCCATGTGATCGTTGCCGCAGCAGCTACCACGATCGTAACGGTAGCAGCCCAACCCGTTCCCAAAACCAACGTGCAACTGGACTGCAAGTTCAAGCTCGGTGTCGAGGCACCGGTTGTTGTGCCGCTCGTATAACTCAGCGTCCCGGTTCCGTATTTAACCGATCCGCTAACAGTGAAAGTATTTGCTCCAGCCGCGATAGTGAGGTTGTTATTGATTGTCCCGCCGCCGGAAGTCCACGTCGTCGTCGATATTGCCGACGTGATGTTGATGAGAGTCGTCCCCGTAATTGAACCCGAGGTCAAGCCATTGAAGTTTCCGCCGGCAACATTTATCGTGTGTCCATTCACGACAACATTGCTAGAACCGGACCCAAAATTAAGAGTGGAACTTGGAGCAATAAGTCCTCCAACAGTCCAATCGTCGCCTAGCGTGTAAGTGTTTGCTCCCTGCAAGTTAAGACTGCCCTGCCACGCCTTGCCACCGCTCGTCATGGTGAGCGTGCCATTAAGCGTAATCGTAGCCGTCCCGGATGCGGCGACCAAGGTCATTCCAGAAACGAATTTTAGAGTGCTGGTGAGCGTCAGAACAATGGAGCCGTTAATCGTGAACGTACCAACGTAATTCGTGAAGTCAAGCGACGCGCAAGCGGCATTCGCCGTTACTGTCAGATTGCCAGAGGAAGCGGTCGCGGTTACCGTGTCCCCGGCTACTGGCACCTGCGCAGGAGACCAACTGGCGGTCGAGTTCCAGTTCCCTCCGGCATTGCTGATGACGATTGCGGTCATGGCTTAAACGAGAACCGAGCTTGTGTTTGGACACCGGGAAACTTCGGCAGCTTCGCCGCGAGCGCAGCGTGATACCAGGAGTAGCAAGCATCAGCACCCGCTACGAGCATCGTCTTGGCAAGCGCGAGCGCCGCATCCAGGTGCAGATAGAACGACAGATAGCCGTGCGGCGGGTAGGAAGTCAGGTCCGGTATCAGCGTCTTGCCATCCCATCCCGCATCATTGATCGGCCAAAACTGCGGATAGGATGAGGCGTCAGTGTCAGAGTGCCCATCGCTGCCATGCTTATAGTACGCCCAGCAATCCGCCCAGTTGATCGGCGCGGTTGCATCGCTGCTGATCGGCTGCGGATATTGGGTATAGTCGCTATACGCTGCCGTGTTCTTGTTCGGGATCGAGTAGTACGGCATCGGCCATTGCCGATTCCAGCCGCTGGTGCCGTTGGTCATCGCGATCTGTTTGCCGATAGACCAATTAAAGACGGGCGTCCATTCCGAGAATCCCATCTGTACGCCGATGCCGACCTGCGTCGATAGCCACGCACCTTGCCATGACGAGCAGATGTTCGTATGCGTCCACTCGCGGAACATCGAGTGGATGCGCGCGGGCGCGTTGACGAACTGCATCGAGAACGCGAGGTTGTCGTCGAGGCACGCCTTGAAGTACGAGCGCGGTTGCAGCCACATCGGGACGCTTGTCGGCGTCGATGCCGCAGCGAGGAACAGATCACGCAAGCCCCAAGCGTAGCAGCGCGTCTCGCCAGGATAGATGAGGCCCGGGAGCTTCTGGAGTTGACGCGGCCCGAGGTCATAGAGAATGCGCCGATTGATCCCGAACTGTAACGCCTCGAGCATGAACGGATCATCGGTCAGGAGCCACGGCGCGTTGGCGTTCGCGTACCAGTGTGCGCCGCCATCGATGCCGACGAAGCCCGGATTGGCCGGCCCGGCATCATAGCGGGAGTGCGGCGTCGCGTTGAGCGCGCCGCCTTCGTTGCTCACGGCGCTGGTCAGATCCCGGCACATGAGCATCGAGCCATCCGCCGCGCGAATATGCATCGGGAAGTTGCCGGTCCACTCGCCTTCAGTGCGCAGGGTGCGCAGATTGTTCGCTGCGCCAAATATCGCGTAGCTTGCGGCGCTCTCGGTAAGGTGTCCGAGCTCGTCATGATCGCCACCGGCAGCGGTTGCCGGAGTGAAACCGCCGGTAAACATGCCGGGGTTTGGCTGCGTCAGCGGCCCCGGCCACGCGACGTCTGCGCCATATGAGCCCTGGCCGAACATTCCATCCGTGGCGAAGTTCGGGATCCACTTCCGAGCGATTAATGTCGCTGGAGTGCGAACGACCGGCCGCATCGAAGATTGGTGCCGCCAACGCGAATACCACCAATGCTTGGCGATCGCGTAAGTTGCGAGCGTCTTGCCAACCTTGCTGACGGTCGCCGTATACGGTCCAACGTCGACCGGAGTCCCGACTGTCGCACGCCCGTACTCGACGACGATCTCGTCGCGCCAGCCAGCGGCGGGCGCGACGATACGCGCCCCGGTAGCATCGGCGTCCACGCGAAACCAGATGCGCCAATCGGGAAACGCGGCCGACATGCAGAGATACGACTTCTGTCGCACGAACTCGCCGACGAAATCGCCCATATCGGCCGCGCCCTTTCCCGCGAAGGCTGCCACCTTGCCGCCACCGAAGTCGAGCGTGATCGCGAGATCATCTACGTTCGACTGCTTACTCGGTGACGGCAGGCTAGGGTTTACTGCATTTCCCGGAGGTCGGTAGACCCATGTTCGCGGCTTCGTCAGATTGTTTCCGTCCTTGTCGCTGTTCCATAGGAACACGAAGCATCCGCTGGCGTCATCGAAGGCTACGCAGTGCGACTCGGAGCAGATATTTACTCCGGTAGGATTGTCAGGATTCGGCTCGACCGTGACGACGCTGGTACTCCATACGCGCGTCACCGGATCGAGTTCGTAGTGTGTGCCGTCCAGGATCATGCCGCCGAACTTCTTGCTCCAATTGTTGCGCCGCGAATTCGAATTCTTGCTCCACTTCCACGTCGGGACCGGCCCTGTGCATGGCACAAGGATGCAAGTGCTCGCCGCGAAGTTGGCGCGGTTCAGTGTGACTTCATAAAGCTTGTACGGCAGCGGTGTCTGCGCCGAGCCGCCGTAGTCGTTCGCCACAATGTAAAACTTGTCGTTTTCTGGCCAATACGCCATTGAGTGCGCTTCGATGGATGCGCCTGGCGCGCCGGCTGTCGCGACGCTCGGCCCTTTTTGCACTACCACGTCCGAGCCGCCCAGCGTAACGAGCCAGAAGTTCGCGGCTCCATCCTGGCGATCATTCGACACGATCAGCACCTTGCCCGTAACCGGGTCGAGAACTCCCGCACCCGCATTCGACCACGCCTGTCCCCCACGATGGTCTTCAACTCCGCCCGTGAAGTCGCCCGTCTTGATCGCGGAGAACGCGTACTGCCCCGAATCCAGGTCGTACCAAAACATCCGGCCGCCCCAGTACGTACCGCTCGTGACGCCAGGGAGATAATCCGGCTGACCCCGCCCGGTGAGGCAATAGAGGTAGCGATGCCCGCCAGTATCAACTCGGAAAATCAGTTGATAAGTATGGCGAGCGGTCGGGTGGTTCGTGCTTATATAGCGCCCGAAGTTGAGATCGATATTCGCGACCGTCATATCTGCGACGTTCGTCGGCGCGTGAACGTTCGACCAAGTAAGCGTGACGAGATCGAACACCCGAATCGTCGTCTCCTGCGACGGGCCATGGCCGCCCCCGCGCAGGTAGACCTTGTCGCCGATAATCTCTGCGCAAAGGCCGCTGTCGTCCACGATGCTCGCGGCCCGCAATCCGTTCGTGCTGAACTGCGGGTCTGGGTTTGCGTAAGGCCCGAGATTCCGCGCCGTATTCGCGGGCAGATCGGCGAAGCGGCTCGTCGTCGCAGTCGCAACCGTTACCAACGCACTCGCCGTCGCGCTGCCGGCGCTGTTCGTCGCCCCGAGCGCAAAGGTGTGGTTGGCCGTCACCGGCAGCGTCACCGGCAAGCTTGGCAGCGCAACGCCGTCCAGAGTAAGTGTCGGCGCCGGGCTTCCGCCAATCGTCGCCGATAGCGTGACGCTGCCGCCACCGACTGGCAATGTTGCCGGGACCACCGCGAAACTAGTGATCGTTGGAGCAACGGGTGGAGCGCTAAGAGACTGCGCCGTCGCCAGCGCCGTTTGCAAATCAGTAATAACCGTTGCAACGGTCGCCATTATTCACGCCTTCAGGGCATTCTCGACTGCGTCCGCCGCTGCTTGCACATTGGCAAGTTTCGCTGTCAGTTTCGCGTCGTCGGCTGTAACATTCGCGAGGCTTGCTTGCAAAGTGGATACTTGGGCCTGTGCTGCGGTCAGTAGATCCATCGGCGACTGCGTGCCAGCGACCGAGCAAGCATCCTGAAGTGCGGTCTGAATCTCTGTTACGACGTCCGTGATGGTTGCCATGTTTGTTTCCTTCTCAGTTCCTACGTTGACCGAAAAAATCCTTCTCCTGAATCTGACCGCCGATTCCAACAGCCTTTCCGACAGCCGCCATTACCAGTCTTGGCCTTGGGACCGGCCGCAGTGCCATAGCGAGTTCCGCGTCATGGACCGTTATCCATTTCCCGTCGGGCAGGTATTGATTCAACTCCGCGACCATAGCCTGATAATCCAGACTGAGCCGCGCGCTATACAAGTTCGGGTTCGCATCGATCGCCGCCCTCAGCGAACCGAAGTCGCGAACAGCGCTCTGCGGCTTCGCCATTAGGACTCCGTAATGGTCGTAGCCGTCGTCAGCTGCGGCGTCACCCCGCCTCCCGCGCTGACCGAGATAGTCGGCGCTATCGTCCCGAAGTGGAATATCACGCCAGCTCCAGCGCTTGCAACTGAGCCAGTGAAAAAATCCGTCTCCACTTCCGCGCTGCCGACTCCCGACTGCGGGAAAGATACCGTCGCAACAGGCGAGATCGATTGGCCCGAGATGCTATGACCGCCTGACGTTCGCGCCACCGCTTGGCGAACGTAGTTCGTGTATGCGGCCTCGTTCGTCGTTTCGTTGCCAGTCGCGCCAGGACTCGCGGTGCATAGTCCCCAATAGATATTGGTCAGCGGCGTGCCCGTATCGTTGACGGCGATCCCTGTCCACGTCACCGCTTGATAGAGCAGTTTGAGGAAATTCGCGGAAGTTGTATTGCCTTTGCCAGTAGCCATCTTGTCTCCAGTCGATCCGTTATCTCAGTCTCACTACTGGCTGAGGAGCCGGCGCGCTGCGCGCAACGGCGTCTCCATCCCGTCCGTCGGTTCCCTTCTTCACGCACAGAATCCAATCATCGCTCTGCCCTGGGCATTCGATTGTTTTCTCGGCGCGGCAATACCATTGCGATCCGCTCCGCGTAACCGTATCTCCGAGCTCGTATTGGTCTTGCTTCCACACGCCACGGTTGAGCTGCGTCGGCGTAAAGAATGGCGCCTCGAGCACAGTCCCATTGAGCAGCGTGAGCAGCATCATGAAATGCCGATGATCTCCCGAGTCCTTGACCTCGAACTTGATACCAGCGAGCAACTTGGGGAGCACGGCATCGGCGACCGTCGCGATCACCGAAGGATCATCCGCGCTCTTCCCATCGCGACCCGGCCTTCCGTCGCGCCCTAATTCGCCTTGCTTGCCGCGTAGCCCAGGCTCGCCCTGAACGCCGAAGCCGTCTTTGCCCTTCAGCGATACCAGCCATTGCTGAACCGTCCCCGCGAAACCTTCCTTGACAGCGAGATCGAACGCGCTTGCTCCAGGCGGCCCCATCTCTCCGCGATCACCTTTTATCGACTCGCCTTTTTCGCCGCGCTCTCCGGGTTGCCCATCCTTCGGCTTCGGGACTCGCTCGAGTACGGCAGTTACGATGGCATCAACGTCCGGCGCTGGCGCATCCTTTCCAGGCTCCCCATCTTTAGCAGGCGGAAGCGCCTTGAACGCTTGGTCGACCCGCACCAGAACGTCATGCGTGACCGTCTCAGAGACTTCAGCGGCCAACGCCTTCACGTCCACCGCCGGAGCGTCCTTACCCGGCTGCCCAGGAGCGCCGTCTTTAGGCACAGGAAGCGCCCTTAGCTTCGCCTCCAATTCATCCACGCGATCCATCAAAGGCGCATAGCGCTTGGCGACATAGCCCTCGATCGCTTGGAACAGTTCCTCCTCGAATTCCAGCGTCAGGCCGTCATCGCTCATGCGGCGTTCCTTAGTCTGCGCGCGACGCGGGCGAAAGACAGCACCTTGGTCGGCACCTTCGGTTCATTCGGCGTCGGCAATGCGGGCGGACTCGGATCGGACGCGGCAGGCGTAGCACTCGGAGGCCCGCGCTCGGCGAGCTGGTTGAGCGGGTAATTCTGTTGCTGCAAGTAAGGCGTCTCGCCACCCTTGACTGGCGGCAGGTCTTCCTTCGCCCGCGCTTCGTTCGGCGAGAACACCGCGCTCTGGATCAGTTTCGAGTAGGTCTCGGCGCGGGCCTGCGGGTCCATCCTGAGCAAGCCCTCTAGATCGAACTCGACATATTGGCCCGCGGCAAGTCCGAGTCCTTCGCCAAGCAGCGCTTCGATGCCCTCGATGTGTTCCTGTAACGCCTGCGAATAGTATTCCTGATTCAACGTCGCCAATCCCGATGCCGGCAACGTCGAGCCGCCAAGTTTGTAAAGCGGAATACCGAACGGCCGTACCACGTCCTCGACGGTCCACTTCAGCTGCTCGATCAACTGTGCCTGGTCCGCCGGCATCGTCATGGTCTCGAACTTCATGCCGCCCGTCGTCACGAGAATGCGGCCGACGTTGGCGCCGGTAAAGCCTTCGGTAAGTTCCTTTTTCAATTCCGCGAGCCGAGGGTCGGAGATCGTTCCCGGCGCATCCAGATGCCCGCTCGGGCGCGACATGTTCTCGAAGAATCGCGCGCTGTTCGCCTGGATCCTTATGCCCTGCGTTGCGCTCGCAGCGCAAGCATAGATGGGCGAGACTCCGACCAGCGGATGCCAGAGCGCAGGGCAACGGTCGTGGATGATCTCGCGCGCGGCTACCGTCGGGCTGTCTGTCACACCAGCTAACTGATCCGGAGAAGCGATCTGATACCAAACGCTTCCGTCACCGCCAACCAACGGCTTGACGTGGAAAGGATTCAGTGGATACAGCGCGATCACAACTCCGCTTCCGTCGCGCTCCTTTAGGATGTACGAATTGCCATGCATCAGTTTCGACACCATCCACTGCGAGAAGAACTGGATGCGCGTCTGATAACGATTGGGCTTGCGCAGTACCGCTAGCGCTGCATCGCCTTGCATAACCTCCTGTCCGATGTCGCCAACCTGCCGCATCAGTTTCGGGCGGATCTTGGAAATGTCGCCAGCGATCAAGCGGACGCAGGCGTAAACCGTGGAGAATGCGAAAATATTGGCGTTGCCGAGCGGTTCTATGTTCCGCTGCCACGCACCGGGGAACATCTCGCGCACGATCCCCCAGAGCGGCGCAAAGCCTCCTGGCGGAAGCTGCGTGACCATCTCCATGCCTTTTTCAAGGCCGTCATAGTCGCGCTGTGGCTGGGCGAAGAGTCTCATTCCTCGGCCGTCAGGTCACGGCGCCGGTACTGGCGCTTCATCCGTGGTTCCTGACTCTGCTGCGCGCTATCGTCGGCGGGGCGTGCGGCACCAGAGCGCACGAACTGCCGTCCTTCAACGTCGTCTGTCTCGAAAGACTTCCCTGGCATGACCATGCCGCCCGGCAGGAAGATCTTCATGTTTGCGATCAATTTCAAAGATTGGCCTCCGACTGCGAAACCGCCGCGCCAAGGCGGACCCTAGCGCGGCGTATTGCGTCGCTACAGAGTGATACCGTCCCAGACCACGACTGCGTGCGTGTGCCGCGGCAGGTAGTTGATGTACCTCTCGGCGCGCAGGGCGATCAAGTTGTTCTGATACAGGGAAACCAGACTGACCGCGCCGCCCGCTGGTGCATCGCTCATCTCGAGCGATGCCTCCGAGCTCATATCGACCGTCATCGCGCCGTCGTCCGAGAGGAAAATCTCGCTCGGATTCATAAACACGGCGTAAGTCTCGTTGGCCGACACTGCGCTGATGTGGATGTTATTGGTCGTCAGGACTGGATAGCCCTTGAACGTTCCGCCCTCTGGTCCGACGTCCGGATATGCGAGGACGCCGTTCGTCGTGCGGAGCGTGCTCAGGCCGATCGCCGTCCTGGGAGACATTACCCAGACGCAACCCGTCAACGGGATATTGTTATTCGCCAACTCCCCATAGATCTTCGCGACGTCGGAATCGACGCCGGCAATCGTTGCAGCGCTAAAGTTGATCTTCGTCGCGCCGTTAGTCAGAGAGGCCGGCGAGACGTTGGATACCGCGGCGACGTCCGGATCAAGCGCTTGCTCATCGCCGAATTGCGAGATTGCCCGTGCCATGTCGGTCCGGACCGTCTCTTGCGCCGACGGATTGGAGAACCGCACCAGTTCGTCCGTGGTCACGACGAGGCTCACCTGCTTGGCGAAACGCATCGTGATGAGATCGAACGCAGCCTTCGATAGCGGCTTCGGCGCGCCCTGTCCCGCCCACTTGCCAGACGTTCCCGCGGTCATCCTCGGGATGGAGACGTTGAACGGAACGCGGTGGAAATTGTTGATGCGCCCAAGCACTGTCATCGGGCGCAGGAATTCGACGAACTCGGAGGCCATCGGCTGCAACTGCACCAACGGACCCGCCCAGCTTCCATCGGTCGTCGTGCCGGCAGCAACTGCGGTCTTGAATGCGATCTCGACCTCCGGCGTCGAGTCGCGGAACTGCTTCGCGCGTTCGGCCGCCAGCATGAGATTACCGCGGGCGTTCGCCAGACACATCGCGTAGCGAACGAACGCCATGCCCTTCGGCAGATTTGAGTTGGCGCGAATCACGCCATCGCCGTATTTCACGGTCGACGCCGGCTCGACTACCGCCGCAGCCGCACCGCCGGCCCCGTTCTTAGCGGGTTCGACCGCTTGGGCGTGCTTGAGTATGAAGGCTTCGTGATCTTTCAGCCGGACGATGTGCTTGTCGCACGTTTCGACTTCGCGCTTCAGTTCCTCGTATCTCTCGTTTTCCTCCGCGGTCGCAGTGCGGCCTTCCTTGGCCCAAACCGCGACGATTTCGTTCATCGCCGCAGACGACGATGCGCGCTTCGCCTCGTATTGCGTTACCTGTTCCGTTGTGGTGCTCATTGTTTCTGTTCCTTTGGTTGATTGGGATGAGGTTCCCGAAGCGCCGGGAGGATTCAAACGCACGACTCGGTCTGCATTTTGGCCTAGCGCGGCCGGCAGTCCTATGTCGTAAGCCTTCACCGAGGTAATACAAGCCTCGACGTTCATTGGTATGGAGACGGCTGACAACTCGTGCCAGCCCCATTTGGTCCAGCGTGTGGCGAGCGGATTGCCTTTGATCGGCTCGCCTTCGATTCCGCTCCAGCCGATTGATAGTCCGCGGACAAGTTTGTCGCGTATCTTGACCCATGCGCCTTGCAGATCATCCTTGAGTTGCTGCGGATAGTCGGCTTTCGGTTTCGCGACCATTCCCTTGACCGGAATGCCCTTGGCATTCGGCGTCGCCGCGGTAATCCAGCCGATTGGATCGGTGATCGAGCCTTTGCCGTGCTGCCAAAGCAGAGGAATCGGGAGCGCAAACTCCGCGCCCATCGGATCCATGCTGTCGTCGCCGAAGTCGAGCAGCGGCGTCGATGCGATTCCCTCGAAGGTGTAGGAGTCGCCCGTCTCCCCGACGGCCTTGATATCGAAAGTCGCCCACGCGATTCGGTGATGGGCCTCTTTTCCTGATGCGGCAGTCGTATCTGCGCCCCACGGCACCGCGATCGTGTCATCGCTGAATTTGTCCCGCGCCTTCGCATAGTAGGCGGCAACCTTGCGCTTGACGCCAGCTCGATCAGCGGCCGGGATATCGACCCCGCCGCGCGCGCCCTGCATGACCGCTGCAACGGCGACGATGGCGTGCCAGACGGAGACCGCCGCGCCGTCGATCACATCCGCGAACTTCAGCTTATAGCCGCTGAAATTCATCTTGTTGCCGGGATCGCGCCAGAAATGGACCGAGGCGTACTTCTCCCAATCCATCTTGTCCTTATCCCCGCTCCCATCGCTTGACGCCCAGGCGCGGATGCGCGTCTCCGCCTCGTTGTCGATATAGGCGCGGTCGCGCTCGTCCGATAGGGGAATGTCCGTCGAGCCGGACGCCGCCTTGGTCTGTTCGCTCATCGCGTCACCTCACGTAAACGACGCCCGGTTTCTTAGTCTCCAGAGCAGCAACGGCCTTCGGTGCCTTCGCTTTCTTGGCCCCGGTCATCGCCTCGTGCGCCGACTGCGCCATGCCCATCATCTTCTGTATATCGGCCGCCGGCATCGGCTCGCCGCTCGAGACGCAGGCGTCCATCATGTCGATCATATCCGCGATGTTGCCGATTGCGCCGCTCATTTCTTGCCTCTCGGTTTCGGTTTGGGTTTCGGCTTAAGTACGGCCGGAATCTGGTTCGGCGGAACGAGCGCTGGCGTGTTCGTCGTCGACATCGGCGCGACGTCGCCCTTCGTCTTTTCCTTGCCCTGTCCGGTCAATTTCGCCCAGGTGCCCATCAGAGTTTCCCCATGACGGCGAGGATCAGGACCACGATCAAGACGAGGAATATCAATCCCGAGCCGGCGTAGGGAACGCCTAGCGGCAGGCCGCCGAGCAGGATCACGATCAGGATGATGAGCAACACGACGGCGAGCGTCGACATACCTTTCTGGAACGTTCTCATGCGAACTCCTTTGCGTAGGCGTTCATACGACCATGACCCGAAAGCGCTGCTCTTCCTCGCGCTTTAGCGACCGGCCGGCGGCCATCACTGCGGCGACAATGCCGTCGATCCGGCCGGTGGAGCGCTGCTTAGTCGGCTTACGGTTTCCGGCCGGGTCGGTATCGAGCACCACACTAGCGGCGTTCCAAGTCATCAGCGGATTGCCGTCATGCTTGAGCTCGCCCGCCTTTAGCATCCGCTCGTACTCGTCGACCGCGGGCGCCATGTCCTTCCAGCCCTGACCGAATGAATGAAGCGGCAGTTCGATCCCTTCCGTGCTCGCGAACTGGAGCAAATCCTCAATCCGGTAGCGGTCATAGCCGATCGATTGGACCTCGTATTTCTGTGCCGCATCGACTAAGCGGGCGAGCACGAAAAGTTTATCGATCGCCGATCCCGGCGTGGTCTCCAGCCAGCCCGCGGCGCGCCAAGTCCCGTAATGGGCGCGGTCCGCCCGTTCCTTCTCCGCCAAGGCCTCCGCGGGGAGCCAGAACCAGACCTTTTGCCGCCAGATCGGATCGTCGCCGGTCGGTTCGAAGAGCAGCGCGAAGGCGGTCAGGTCCGTGGTCGATGCCAAGTCCAGACCGCCAAAGCAGCGCCGGCCGAGCAGCCGCGCATCATCGAATTCCGCATCCTCGGCCCGCTTCCAGGACTCGTAGGAGAGCCACGGATTGGCCGCATCGGTCCACTGGCAGAAATTAAGGCGCCGCACTGTCGCCTCTTTCGACGGCATCCCGCGCGCTTGGAGCACCTGCTCGCGCAGGTACTGCGGCTGGATGGTGATGCCGAGTAGCGGGTTTGCTTTCGGCCAGCAAGACTCGTCCGAGAACGGGTCGTCGTCGACGTCGAGCGCGCACACGTAGCCGAAAAAGGCGTCATCGGTCAGCGAGCCGTCGCAGACCTTGCGCGCGTATTCGTGATACTCCCAGCACACCGACTGCCGGTCGGTCCCGCTATTGGTGATGAGCACGATCAGCGGCTGGCGGCGCCCTTTCAGGCCCGCGCGCATCATCTCGACCATCAGCGCCGACTTGTGCTCATGCACCTCATCGCCGAGCGAGCAATGCGGGCGCGGCCCAGACTGCGAATCATCGCTTGAGATCGGGCGGAAGAACGACGCCGTATGGTCGTCGTAGATGTTCCACTCGCTGCCCTTGCCGCCGGCGCACTTTAGCGCTTGGCTAAGTTCCGGCGACTGTTCGACCATCGCCACCGCATCCCGGAAGAGGATTTGCGCCTGGTCCCGCTTGGTCGCGAACGCGTAGACTTCGGCCCGCGGCTCGTTGTCCGCCGAGAGCATCTTGAGCCCAATCCCCGCCGCCATCGGCGACTTGCCGCTGCCCTTGCCCTCCTCGATGTAGGCCATCCGGAAGCGCCGGGTACCGTCGGCCCGCTTCCAGCCGAACAGGCTGCCAACGATAAACTCCTGCGATTCGTGGAGCTCGAACTCCCGCCCCTCGAACTCGCCGCCGTTCAGACGCAGGATCTCGCGAAAGAACCGGAAGGCCTCGCCAGCCTCATGCTCATCCCATTCCAGCCCTCGCTTCGGCCCGTCCTCCAAGTCCCGAAGATGCCTAAGGCACGCCGCGCGGACGTGCGGGCCGGCGACGGCTTGCCCTTGGGAAACCCGTTGGGCATAGGCCGTCACCGGATCAGCTCCGGAACGAGGCAAGCCCCGTCTTCGGCTTTTGCGCGGCATCAGGCTTCGGAGGAGCGAAAACCCGCGATCGGTCGGACGGCGTCATGCCACAGCGCGCGAGCAGGTTAATCAGAAGCGCCGTCTGCCGTATCCCGAAATGGTACGGGTCGCGCCGAGAGGCAGCGATGAGCCGCGCCATGTGCTCGAGCAGTTTCCGGTCGCTCGACTGGAATACCCCAGGCGCGCACTCAGCGACGATTTCGTCCCAAATGGCCCGCTCGTCCTCTGGCATGGACTCCGGTGCCGGACCGACCCCGCCTGCCTTCGGTTCCGAACGCCGCCTGGACGGATTGTGCTGCCACGAACCCGAGGCCTCCTGGACAGCCGCTGGCTTCCTAACGGCCGACACTTATCCCCCGCGTTGCTATTTGGGGCGATTCTTTTCGTGCCCGCGCGCGGTTTCCAAAGATGTATTCGTGATTTTTTTCCACTCCCCCCCCGGTCTTAGCCGATGATCCCGCCGGCTGATTCCAGTGATGCGCAGGCTCGATCGGGACACCTGATGCGTTGACGTCGGTCTTGAGTGCTCGCTTGCCGGCCTCGGCGATGGACTTGGCCTTGTGGCATGGGCGGCACAGGGACTGCCGGTTGCTTGCCTCGTCCAGGCCGCCTTGGTCGAGCGGCTTGACGTGGTCGACCTGGGTTGCCGCGGCGCAACGCCCCATGAGCAGGCAGTAGGCGCAGAGGGGAAACTCGGCGAGGTGGCCGCGGCGTATGGCTTGCAGTTGCCTGCCGCGGATGCGTTTGACGAATGGCCTATGCTCGGTCATCGCAAAGAAACCCGCGCGCCAAGGGAGTGGAGTTGCAACGCGCGGGGGATCACTTCACCAGGAGAAGTGCGTAAAAAACCCGCAGAGCCATAGGCTTGCGGGGATGTTGAACGTGAAACCTTGCGCACAATGCGCTCCAGAAGTCAGAGAATGTCTGACCCTAGGGCTGCAAGATAGAACCGATGGTTAGGTTATGTCAAGACAATTCGAATAGAGCGGGTTATAAGCCTGACTGCAAAGCCTTCCGTTCGGCTATGGCTTCTGGCGACTGATCGATTCCAGAATCTCTTCCTTTAACGCCGAGCACCTCGCGCGCTATCTCAATCGATCTCGGAGGCGGCGGTTCACCAAGTTCTGCGAGCCTTATTATTCGCTTGGCCCACCATTTCCCGAACCCGTTTTCTGGGCGAGGAATTTCTTCTGCCACTTGAGCTTCGATAGGCGTTCGCTTCGGGATTCCCGATGAAATATACAGCCCCAAGGTAGCAGCATAAAGTTCCGCCGTTGAATATGCGGCGTTTCCGCCAGTATATCGAAGCGATTCTTGGACCACCCTCTGCCCATGAGCTGCATCAGTGCAGAGAATGTGCGCCCGACAAAACAAAGATCCGTCGCCGCGCGTTCCGTGCCCTATTGTCCCAGCGTACCAGCATCTATCTTGACCCGAAGACCAGGCGCACCTGTTCCGGTCTTGGCTAGCCTGCTCTGTCGGCGTAGTCCTCGGCTTGGCTCTCCATCCGCACTTATGGGACGCGGCTGACAATGCAATATCGTCTCCGCATTCTGGGCAGGTCTTAGTTTGCATTTGGCTCCTCAGTCGGGACTTCGCCAATATATTGGGCGAACTTGGTAGCATTGAATAGAGTTACTGGACGCAGAAATTTTCGCATTTTTTCGTCGTCCTTCCACTCGCGACACTTGCGGGCTATCACCGCCTTGCAGTCGCTGACGGTGTTTCCTTCCTTGAGTCTGGCAAGGATTGGCTCGAGCGTCTTTGGGGTCGGCCTGTAGAAACGGTTTGCCTTCGAATTCAGGAAATGAAGGAGGCCAGCCGCGTCGGTGTTCGCCTGCGAACCCGACGATGTTTTTGACTTTCTTGATTTTGAATCTAGTTCTAGATCTGACTCTGACTCTGACTCTGACTCTGGATTAGCATTGCGTCCGCTTTGCGTTCGCTTTGCGTTCGCATTATCCTTTTTCCAGCGCGCCAATGCTGAGTCCCGCGCCGCAAAAGTCTTGCTTGAAAGATGCTCCAGTTCCTCGTCGCAACGCTTGTGCTTCCAAGTCGGCCCAGCCTTGGTGAAGAACTCCGAAAGTACAAATTCCACGGCGGCGCGTTCCTCTCCAGAAAGAGCACCGCAAACACGGCACATTCCATCCAAATCGCCGCGGAGTCCGCCCGCGCCCATATATTCGTCAATCAGGATTCGGTAAGCCCCGTGCTGGAGCAGGGTAAGTCGGCGAGTATCGCGAAGATAATCAGCCGGGAAAAAGCGATAGTAGGGTAAGCCCAAGACGCCTCCGATAAGGCAGGTGAAGGTGCCGGTAAGCCCCGTATCGGCGGGGCAGGCGCGCTCGTTGCAGACGCGCTTGTCCCGGCATTGAGACTATACGCGCAGCTGGCTGCGCCAGCGCGTTTTAGGGCTCCCGAATTTGTCGGTTTCGTAGCCCGCTGGCTCGATGATCTTCTCCCGCTCGGCGCGCTTCATCACATGGCCCCAGGCGCGCTTGTCCGGCGGCGGGATGAAACCATCGGCCTCAGCCATGCCACGTACGTGCTCAGTGCGGAAATAGGGCTGGACCATAGCGTGCAACTTGACATAGCCGAGAGCTCTGTCGGACCAGGCTTCGCAGACGTGGTCGGCATGGTCGGTATGTAGTATCGGAATCTCAAGTTGAGTCATTGCAGCGGGTCGCTTCGTGGAATTGATTTATTCTCGGGGCCGGCTACTTTCGCCAAAGTGCCGCCGATAAACGGATTTGGCATAACGCGCTTAGGAGACAGCGCCACAAGCCGCTTGAGATCGAACCATTTCCCGCTACTGCCATCAGGATTATCTTTAACCGCGTGGGGCGTGACAACGACCTGGATGCATCCGTAAAGATCAAACGAGACCGACGTTGCTACTCCAGCGAAACCAGTAACGACATCCTTAACGTGCTTGCCCAAAATTTCAAATTCCGTTCTCATAGCGCTTCCTTTTGGTGGGTCAAAATAGTTCCTAACTTCGTCCTCCGACAGAAAATAGCGATGGCTTCGGCGCGGGTCCGTGCTTGGATCACCCGCACGACAAATGTAGCTCCGTACTGGTTGCGGTATTGCCTTACCACGAATCTCGATGGCCGTGGATCGTTCATCGCCTGCTCTGCGCCGCGCCGAGTTCAGCCTTCAGGTCGCGGAGAGCGTGCTCTGCGGCTTGGACGTAGGCGAGGGCCATTCCGTAATTGCCGAGCAGCGCTTGCTGGTCAGCGAGTTGGAGTTGCTTCTCGACGGTGATCGAATATGCCGACCAGTCGGTCATTGAATCCGCCATGCGAGGAACGCGCAGCCGCAGGCAGCGAGGAAAGTAAACGTCGCGAGCGCAGGCGAATGGGCATAGAACGCCCAGAGGCCGCTATTGGTCAGCCACAGCAGGCCGTCGACGGTGTAGAGAACGCGGGAGCTCATTGAGGTTTCGCTTTCAAAGTTGGCGGCAAGAACTGATCCGCGGTCGTCGGCGTGGGGACGCGCTTCGCGGTCTTGCGCGCCTTCGCTAACTCTTCCTGCGGCAATTTCGGTGTGAGGACGCAGACGAGGATTGCTTGCAAGAATAGGCGACGGGTCATCGTTGCTGCCTCCGGTTGTACCAGCGCAGCCAAGAGCAGATCAGATCAACGGTCGCGGCTAGCAATACCAGCGCCGTGCCGAACATCCAAAACCAGAGCGCCCATAGCCCGATCACGATCGCGAGCACGGCGCAGATAACGCAGAAGAGGAGGTAATTCGTCACCTCACCCCCATGCACGCTATTAGCGGCGAGAAATCGTATCTGAGATAATGCGTCCCGCCGCCGTGCTGGTGCGGATTGTCAACCCGATGCTGGACGGCTTCCCGATCGCGGACGAGGAAGCGCCGGGGATGCCCGGGGCGGATCATGCCGACGCCTTCCACGATATCCCAATTGACGAGCTGCCCAAGGGCGCCCGCCGCCTGGTTCTTGGTCAGTTTCGTGCCGGCGATGATCTCGCGCAAGTAAACGGCGCGGCCGGCTTTGAGCAGGAACGCGCCTACCTTTTGGACGTTCGTCGTGGTCATAAGAGGATCGCCTTCAGCGGTTCGATGATAGAAGCCATCTTTTCCGGCACCACGCGCAGTACGCGCCAGCCCAAGACCGCCGCCGCGTTGTATTTCTCAATGTCGCGCTCAATGTTCTGCGGATGACTATGCGCGCCGCCGCCTCTGCGCCAGATTCCGCCTTCGACCTCGACGGCGATCTTGCGGTCGATCCAGGCATAGTCGAAGCGCCAGCCGCGCGTAGGAGAAAAGTTATATTCGGGTTGAGGCAGCGGCAGACCGTGCGCTTGGCAGAGCAAGACAAGAGGATAGAGCGTCGGCATCGCAGCAGTAAGTGCCGCAGCTTTTGGCTTCGATAGAGTGCCCGGATACGCAATCATAGCGGCCGCCGCCTCATGCCGCGCCAGACGCTTCTTGACCCATGCGTCGATGGTCGCGCGATCCCATCTAACCGCTTTAGCCATGACGATAACGCCTTGCTGGACGAACCGCGTCCTCATTGGACCACGTATTAAGTCTGTGCCAGATAGTTGATTCTCCAAGCCCAAACCGCCTAGCAGCTACAGCTAGAGTCATGGTTTCTCCGTTGACTGTAAGAAGGCGGCTGCATCGCCGATTGTTCTGTTGTTGTTCGGGCGTCGCCCATCTGCAATTTTCCGGGGCGATCCGCGTAGCGTTAAAATGGGTTGACGGCTTCATCTCACTTGACATATTACAGCGGATAAGCGTATTGTCAAGCCTGAAAGGATCGCACATGGATGAAGCCACCCTGCTCAAGCGCTTGCGCCGTCGTTGCGACGAGGAAACTCAGGCAGTAGTCGCGGCCCAGATCGGCATCAGCCAGCAATACTTGTCCGACATTCTCGCTGGCCGAAGGAAGATCGGGCCGACCGTGCTCGATGCGCTAGGGGTGGAACGCAGGGTGACATACCAGCCGACGAACGGTAGTTGACAGCGTTACAGCTGAAGCGCAGTATAGCGCCATGAACACGACGACCACAAAGGAGCCCATGACTACCGCCGCCCACGCCGTCACCGCCGATCCTAATCGCACGACGCCGTACCTCGGCCTGTTCGGCCGTGCTGATCTGTTCGCATCGCGCCAAGCCTACGGATGGGGCTCCTGTCCTTGCACTATCTGGCTGCACGCTGACCTGGACGAGCATCAGCGCGCGGAGGCCCTTCGCATCGTAGAGGGCGCGTTCCCGGTCATGGGCTACGGCTGGCGCGTAGACGGCAAAAAGATCGACGTGTGGAGTTGTGAATGATCCGCTGGCTTGCGATGCATCACGACGACGCCGATGCGGCTATTCTTTTTCTCGCGCTGGTCGGGATCATGGCGATAGCGATGGGGTGGATATGAGAAAACTACTCGACGTGAAGGTCAAGCGCGGCTTGGTGCTGGACGAATGGGAAAAAGCAGACGCACAGAATACGCTGGATGGTCTACGCTCGTTCGCAGAGCGTCAGGAAGCGCGGCGCATAGCGGCCCAGGGCAAACCCGTCGCCGATAACGTGACCGAGATATTGCCGGTCGTGCGGAAGCGCAAGCCATGAGTATTAACAGCGAGAGCGTTACCAAACTGTGCGACGCGCTAATCGACAACGGTCATCCGACGCCTGACGAGATTCGCCGCGCGATGGCAATCGCCTACGAGGCCGGGAAGATCGACGGCTCGCTGGAGCAATTGAATAAATGGCTATCGGTCGCGGAGGTCAAAGCATGAGGCGTTTGCGGCGCTGGTTCCGTCTGGCATTCGCGTGGTCCAAGGCGAGCCGGACGCGCGTCAAGCGCAGCGAGGCGCAGCGCGGACGCAAGCGCACGCCGAAGGTTGCGGCATGAACCGGCGCGGCTTCATTGGCGGCAGCGATATCCCGGTCATCATCGGTGTGTCGCCTTGGAAGGATCGGCTGCGTCTGTTCGCGGAAAAGACGGGCGCGATCGAGCCGGATCAACGCGAGAGTAAGGTCAAGCGCCGCGGGAAGATTCTCGAAGCCCCGATCGTCGAACTCTACCGCGAAGAGGTCGGCGAGGTAGCGATCTCTAGCGGGGGCGTCTTCAGGCTGGACGGCGAGCCGCACTTCTGCGCCCAGGTTGATGCGATCGAATCGGCGGACGGCTACGATATCCCGCTCGAGATCAAGAGCGCGAGCGAATTCACGCGCGGCAAGTGGGGGCCGAGCGGGACAGATGATGCGCCGACCGCATATTGCGCGCAGCTCCATTGGCAACTTGCCGTGACCGGTGCGCCGCGTGGGAAGATCGTCGCGCTACTCGGGGCCGATGACTTACGGGTCTATCCGATTGACCGCGACGAGAAGATCGTCGAATTCCTGCTCGAGAAGGCACGCGAGTTCTGGACGATGATCCAGACCAATACCGCGCCCGATATCGACTTCGATCATCCGACGGCCGGGGATACGCTTGCGGCGTTATTCCGCAATTTCAAGGCCACGGAAATACTCCAGGCCGACGATGCGCTGCGCGCTTGGCGCGACGTTATGGTCGACGCAACCGCGCTCGAGACGCGCTACCGCGTCACGAAAGAGAACGCGCGCAACCATCTGCTCGAAGCGATGCGCAACGCCGCCGTGATCGACTTCGGCGACGGGCAGATGTACGAGCGCAAGGTCGTCAAGCGCGCAGGCTATACGGTCGGACCGACGGAACACGTCGACGCCCGCTTGAAGAAAACGAAAGCCGACGCCGCCGCGTTGGCGCTACCGGAGAGGATCGGCAATGTCGAACGCAGCGCTTAAGTCCGTCGCAGGCTCGGAAGTCGTCGTCGCCGAGAAGGATCCAAAGACGTTCCCGGGGATGCTGGTCGCGTTCAAGTCGCAGATCGCGGCGGCGCTCCCGAAGCATATCAATCCCGACCGGATGTGCCGCGTCGCCCTGACGAGCTTCCGGCTCAATCCGCTCTTGAGCCAATGCACTCCGGGCAGCGTTTTCGCCAGCGTTGTCGTGCTCGCGCAGCAAGGGCTGGAGCCTGGGCTCAATGGGCGCGCCTTCCTCGTTCCGTATAAGGACAGGTCGGGGCAGTATCAGTGTCAACCGATCCCAGGATGGAAGGGCCTCGTCGAGCTCGCCAACCGCACGGGCCGCGCATCGGTCTGGACGGGCGCCGTATTCCCCGGCGACGATTTCAGCTTTCAACTTGGCGATGATCCGCACGTCACGCACCGCCCCGGCGACGAGGATGATCCGGCGAAGCTTACGCACGCCTATGCGGTCGGGCGCGTTCGCGGTAACGAGTATCCGGTGATCGAAGTCTGGTCGAACGCGAAGCTTCAGAAGCACCTAAAGCGCTATAACAAGGTCGGCGAGAAGCACTACGCCTATGCGAATTGGGAACTCTACGCGCGCAAGATTCCGCTGCTCCAAGTGCTCAAGTATCTGCCGTCGAGTCCCGAGCTTGAGGCAGCGATCAATCTTAGCTACGCGGCCGATGCCGGCCAGCAAGTGACGATCAATGAGGCGATCGACGGCACGTTCGCGCCGACTACGACCAGCGATAGCGAAGCGCCGCCGACCTATGCCGAACTCGCAGAGGCGATCAACAAGGCCGAAGACAAGGACGGCGTCGATCTCGCTGAGTCGCTAATAGACAAGGCAATCGCCGACGAGAAGCAACGCATCGAGCTTCACGATCTGGCGAAAGCGCGCCGGATCGAACTCACCTAACCCCGCGCCGCTGGCGCACACACGAGAGAGCAATCATGCCGCATCCGCAATCGAACAATCCGCACCAAGGGCAGCACGGTATCAAGCACTACGGGGAGTATCCCGGCGCACTTTTCCTCGACGCTGGCAGCCTGTCGGACAATGACCTGATCTACGTCGCCACGCATCCCGGCTTTGGCGGCCCGAACTGTCTCGCCGACATCCTGACCAAGGCATCGCAGGATACGGCCTACCACGCGCGCTACAACACGCTGTTCCAAGGCGTGCAGCCGAGCGTGCCTGCGGGCTATGTGGCGCCGGCCAATGTCGAGGCCGCCTGCGCGAAGTATGCGGAGTTCGTCGCGCAGAAGCACGGATGACGGATATGGGGCTGCGCGAGCGGCCCCAATTACAGAGAGGGCAAACGATGGCAGCGAAGAAAACGAATGGCAAGGAGCGAGCGGTGCTGGTAACGACCGCGCATCGCGGAGTGTTCTTCGGATACGCGAGGAAGACGGACGGCGCGACGATTGCGCTGCGGGCGGCGCGGAATTGCATCTATTGGCCGACTGCTAACAAGGGCTTCCTCGGCCTCGCGGCAACCGGTCCGGTCAGCGGTGCGCGCGTCGGACCGCCAGCGGATATCGAGTTGCGCGATATCACATGCGTAGCCGCCTGCACGCCGGAGGCCGTTGCGGCGTGGGAGAAGTCGCCATGGAGTGCGTGATTCGAGGCGCGCCGCCGGAGGGTTTTAACGGCTCCGGCTCCGGCGACGGCTACGGCTCCGGCTACGGCGACGGCTACGGCTACGGCTCCGGCGACGGCTACGGCTACGGCGACGGCTACGGCGACGGCTACGGCGACGGCGACGGCTACGGCGACGGCTACGGCTACGGCGACGGCTACGGCTACGGCGACGGCTACGGCTACGGCTACGGCGACGGCTACGGCTACGGCTACGGCTACGGCTACGGCTACGGCTACGGCTACGGCGACGGCGACGGCGACGGCTACGGCGACGGCTACGGCTACGGCGACGGCGACGGCGACGGCTACGGCGACGGCTACGGCTACGGC